CTCGTGCTCGCCAACCCCCCATCCAACCCAACTCCTATGGACCAAGAGCCACGATCATGAAACAGCACTGCGAAACCTGCCACTTCTTCACGCTGACCACCGACACCGAAACACTATGCCACAGATTCCCGCCCACCCCACCCCGTCAATGGGCTCAACCCAAACCAGACGATTGGTGTGGAGAATACCGAAAACGTAGCATTCCCAAGGGGGATTCAACCAAACCCGTAGCAATCGTCACCAGTCTCACTATCAGGGAAACTGTATACAAACTCATGGACGACCCCAGAGTACAAAGCATAGACAACTCGACCGTAGGTGGCCGACTTGTGGACGGGCGCAGATTCCGCATCGTAACACAACAAACACGTCTGGACGGACTCGAGTTCTCCGCCGTCTCCCTTGTGGGATCCCCCATCGAGCCCCTCCTGGGCGAAGTGAGACGCCGCGTGAGCAAATCAACAAATCCTGTAGCCGTAGTTTCCACCCTCTCCGCGCCAGAGACAGCCCGTACTCTAGCTACAGATCCCCGTTTCAGCGCGGTCGACATGGCAAGGAACAGAGGCATCCTAAGAGACGGACGTCCGTTTCTCTTGGTTTATAATCAAACTATCATTACAGGACTAGAGTTCTCCGCCGTCATAATACTCGGACCACAGCCGGACCGTGTTCGGCTGTCTGAACTTCATGCAAGGGTGCGCCCATGAAGTTTTTCTATTCAGACACAGAGCCACGCGAGCCGTGGCGAGGCGGTCGGCCCCCTGACCCCCATGTGGCGTACCTGAATCACCTAAGAAACTGGTTCGAGCTAAAACGATACTACGCTCTAGGCACCTTGCCTGACAAGCTACAAGCAACGCGAGAGCTTGTTATCTGCGAAAGAAAATTGGACTACTGGCGACGAAAGCCCGACTTCAACCAAGAAAAGGTGATAGCCAAGCAAAGGATCTTGGCTGCTATGTGGGAAATCGAATTCGTCCCCAACACCTTTGACGAAACTCAACAGAAATGGATACGCCAATGGACACGCTCGAAACGATAATTCAAAAAGCATATCTTCGTGGAGCCTCTTGGATCCGCGAAAATTCTTCTCCTGAAGACGCCCCCTACGTCCAGAAGGCGGCTCGGGACTACGCTGACAAGACCATCAGCACCAGCGCGGAAAAGTCCCTGCTGGCTGAGGCCCGTGACTTGTTCCGCGAATACGAAGCTTTGCACATGGACAAGCCCCAGAACCCGAACACTGACATGAAGGTGCAGAGGAATCGGATCATGGCTGACAAGCTCGACCGATTCCTTGGAGAGGAGACATCCATTATAAACTGCGACTGTGGTGGACGTGTCGGGCGCATTGAGGGTCCCTCCACTGTCCGATGCCAAACGTGCGAACGTCTGCTATGATCAATGAAACTGCGTTTGCGACAAGAGCCCGAAGCGTGCCCACGTCGCGGCTTATGCGGCAACGGAGAAGATGCGTGACGATTTTCGCGGCGTGTGCTCTAGCGGTCCTAGTGGCCTCCTTCCTGGGCATACGCGCGGCCCTTGACCGCGCGGATTACTTATTCTGTAAGGGAACCTTGCAAGGAAGCCTCGCGCGTCTCATTCGTCTCATGGAAAACAACCCACGCACGATGCCCGCGCGACTTCGTGAGTCGCGCCACCAGACTCTACAAACGATCATGGAACACCAGCAATCGCCCCCCACCCCTATGATGGTGAGGGAAATGATAGCGCCACCCGACCGATTACACCAAGCCCGTGATATTGTGGAATGGAACGAGGAGGCTGCGAGTAAATTTTGGAAACAGGCGCAGTCAATACGAGACCTCTGTATCGTATTTCTAATACTATTCCGCGACCGCAACCCGCTCGGCGCCAGCCAATCCATTACCGACCGAATGCCCGACGCCGACTTGCTGACCGACCTCCTTGGGCAACTGACCTGGAGACGACAAAGGACATTGAAAAGGCTGATACTAAATCCCCAAGTCGTGTTTCATGACTTGGAATATCAGCCTTTCGACGAAGAAAACGTCACCTACCATGGAATAGAAATGCTGCAAGGAATGAGGAAATATGCCCGATGACATGGAAAGAGACCGTAGACGGAGTTGACTGGCACGACGACTTATCAAATATAGAATTGTGGGATGGGACCGAAATCAGCCCTATAGTAAAGGCCAGCGGATTCGTTGACTCCTGGTTCAGCGGCGAAGACGAGGTACCTGTCCCTGACCTTGACAATGGCCTGTCATTCTATTCATTCAAATACTGGAGACCCGCTATGAAGTGCCAAGTCCAGCCTAGACTGAGCCCAGAGGGCGACGGATACATCTGCGACACATGCGAGAACAGATGGAAAGCCGGCGAAGGACCGAATTGCCAAATTGTGTCGTGGAAACCTATTGCTACTCATAAACCAGGACACGATCCCCAAAAAGTTCTAGCATGGGCCAGCTTCCAAGTCTGGCCATACTGCAACAGTCCCGAGTTCGTGCGGCCAGATCCATACTGGACCGAATGGAAGGAGTGGACGGTCTACTGGAACGGGTCCCATTGGAAGATTGGAACCGAACCGTTTGACTGCCGAGTGCTGAAGATCCGCATAACGCACTGGATGCCCCGACTCGAGGCACCCGACGACTTTGACCCCACTGTCTACCAGGAGGCGTATCACAATTGACCTGCCGAGACACAGGAGCGATCCTCGTCATGCCCAAGGCGGCGCTCTGCCTCTGGACGTGCGGGTCACTCCGCTCGGGATGCCAGCATACTCTCACGGCGCTCTTGCAATAGTAACTGAACCATACTTCATTAAAGTGAAGGAAACCCTGTCGGAGATCATGCAGGTGCTTGACCCTCCAGAGTGAATCCTACCCCTTGCCGCCGGAGCCTCCTTGGGCTATGGTGTACGGAAACCTTCTTAGGATTCCGTATGTCTGTTTATGAGCTACCGTTACACGAACGTCTAAAGCCCCACGAGGTTCTCGAGATTGCCCGTCAGCGCAATCCCGAGAAGCTCGTTGTCATTTTTTATGAGGCTGACAATCCGAAAGAGTGTGTCATCCCGTCGGCGATGACACAAGAAGAATGCTTGTGGTTCGCTGAGATTCTCAGGCTGCATGCTTTGGGTATCCGGGGACCCTCTTAGTCCATGGATATCCAAACCTTCCCCAAAAACGTAATATGGAAACCGCAACCAGGAAGCCAAGAGGCGTTCCTGGCGGCCACGCCCATATTTGAGGTACTCTTCGAAGGAACCCGAGGAGGCGGAAAAACCGACTGCCTTCTGATGTCGTTCTGCATGTTTGTCGGCAAGGGGTTCGGAGCCGCTTGGAAAGGAATCCTTTTTCGTCAGACATACAAACAGTTGACTGACGTCATATCCAAGACAAAGAAATGGATTCCTCAGATATGGCCTGACGCCAAGTTCAATCATTCTGAACACACGTGGAAATGGCCAACTGGCGAAGAGCTCCTGCTTCGCCAGTTCACGCGTCCTGACGACTACTGGAATTATCATGGTCACGAATATCCATGGATAGGATGGGAAGAGCTCTGCAACTGGCATACTGATGCGGGATACAGGAGAATGTTCTCCTGTTGCCGCAGCAGCCAGCCCGGGATGCCCCGTATGGTGCGAGCCACCACTAACCCATACGGTCCCGGTCATGGTTGGGTGAAAGCGCGGTTCGGACTCCCCGCCTCACGTGGGAAGGTCCGAACCGCGCTAGTTGACGAAGACGGTCTAACTGAACCTCCGCGTTTGGCTGTACATTCGCACATCAAAGAAAACCGCATCCTTCTTGAGTCTGACCCCGATTATATCAACCGACTAGCGTCGGCGGCGAGGAACGAGGCCGAGAAGAAGGCGTGGATTGATGGTGACTGGGACGTTGTCGCAGGGGGAATGTTTGACGACGTGTGGAGCCGGAAATTCAACGTAGTGCCACCCTTTATGATTCCGGATACCTGGATCATAAAGCGCGCCTTTGACTGGGGCAGTAGCCGTCCCTTCTCCTTGGGCTATTGGGCGAAATCGGACGGGTCCGATGTCCAACTTCCCTCTGGCCGTTGGGCATCCACTGTTCGTGGAGACTTGTTCCGGATCCAAGAATGGTACGGATGGACTGGAAAGCCCGATGAAGGGTTACGGCTCCTTGCTACAGATATTTCGCAAGGAGCCGTTGAACGCGAAATCCGGTGGGGCATGCGCAGACGTCAGCAGAATTGGTGTCGAGTCCGAGGCGGCGTCGCGGACTCTCAGATCTTTGCTGTCGAGAATGGAAACTGTGTGTCAACAGATCTCAAAGTCAAGGTCAGACTGGACGACGGCTTTAAGTATCCGGGACTGATATTTGTACCTGCCGACAAGAGGCCGGGCAGTCGAAAAGTTGGCTGGAACCTGATGCGTCAGATGTTCAAGGATGCGCACCCACTAAAGAACCGGCCTCGCGAGAGACCGGGTCTTTACGTGTTCGACAACTGCGAACAATTCCAACGGACCATCCCAACCCTACCAAGGGACGAAGATGATCCGGACGACATAGATGACAAGGCCGAGGACCATATCGGAGACGAGACCCGCTACATGGTGCGTCACTTGGGCTTTGAGCTTAGAACTGGGAATACGATTGGGAACTACTAAATTCATTTGTTTCAAAAGAATTTAGTGATTGCAAATAGAAAACCTCCGTTATACCTTATCACCATGGACACAGTCTCACAGCATCATCCGCAGTACTCCGATCACCTTGAGGATTGGATACTGATGCGCGACGCCTATACGGGCGAGCGGCAGGTAAAGAGTAAGGGCCAGACTTATCTTCCTGCGACAAGCGGGATGATACAGGATGGAATGGAGAATGTTCAGCTCCCGGGATACAAGACGTATCAGGCTTACAAGCTCCGTGCTCGCTTTCCAGGGTTTCTCAGGGAAGCTGTACAGACCGCTGTTGGCATGATGCACGGACAGCCACCGGATATCAAGTTGCCTTCACGGATGGAAGGTATTCGGGGTGTTGAAGGTGAGACTCTACCTCAAATTCTCCGAAAGATCAACGAAGAGCAGCTTCTGACCGGACGCATCGGTCTGCTCCTGGACCTCCCCACGACACCGAGCCCGACATCGGTTCCTTACGTTGCTGTCTATACGGCCGAGGACATCATCAATTGGGACAACGGCCAAGTTCAGCAACTGGTTCCTCAGTCTCTGAACTTGGTCGTTCTCCGCGAAACCGAATACGAACGCACGTCCACGTTTGCCTGGGAGTCTCGCTCTGACAAGTACCGAGTTCTGGTGCTTGGTGATCCAGACGAAAACGAAGGGAAGGCGACATATCGCGCGGGCATTTTTACCGACTCAGATGGTCAGGGGTATTCTGAGACTGCTTTATTGACGCCCTCCTTTCGGGGGAGGACGTTAGATCAAATTCCGTTTGTTTTTGTTAATTCGGTTGATTTGGTAGTAACGCCGGACAGACCGCCGTTACTAGACCTCGGCAATATCTGCATGACGATTTATCGCGGTGATGCAGACTATCGCCAGAATCTCTTCATGCAAGGGCAGGATACCTTTGTCACGATCGGTAGTGACAAGGAAGAGGACGAACAGCTTCGTATCGGTGCTGGCGCTCATGTCAACGTTCCGATGGGTGGTGACGCGAAGTATGTAGGCGTGACCTCCAACGGGCTCGAAGAACAGCGCGCTGCTCTTGAGAACCTGGAACAGCGTGCCGGGTCAATGGGGGCCCAGACTCTTGATTCCGTATCACGGGAGCGAGAGTCTGGTTCTAGCCTTAGAATCCGGATTTCCGCTAGAACGGCGGATATGACCCAGATCGCCATGACTGGGGCACAGGGTCTTGAAGATCTGCTGAAGACAGCAGCTCTTTGGATGGGGCTAAATCCAGACGAAGTCAGCGTCAAGCCCAATCTGGAGTTCGGAGAACAAGAGCTCACCGGACAAAGCATGGTCGAGATGGCCACTGCTCGTAATCTTGGTTTCCCGATTTCTGCTCGTTCTCTTCATCGTGTCGCGTTTGATCGCGGTATCAGCAAGATGACTTACGAGGAAGAACTGGCAGCGGCTGCTTCAGACGCTGACACACCATTCGCAAAAGCCCTCACAGGCGACCGTAACCCGGAGCAACCACCCAATGATCCACCTGTGGACTGAGCTGACGCGTGATGAGAAGTTAACAGCTGCTACGGCTCTTGGAGCCGCAGCAGGCATAGGCATCGTAATTGGATTAATCATTTACTAGGAGTTTGACGTGGATCCTTTAGAACTTGTGTACGAAAAGGCCGAAGCCATTCCCGAAGGTTTCTCGCAGCTTTACACCGAGAAGGATGGAAAGTTCCATCTTACCGCTGTGAAAGGCTTGAAGACTGATGCCGACGTTCAGCAGGTGCGGACGGCCTTGGCCAAGGAGCGTGAGGACCATAAGGGAACGAAGTCGAAATTCGAGAAGTTCGCTCCCTTTGTTGATAAGGCCGACGAAGTTCTAGCCGACCTTGATCTTCTCAAAGGTGTCAAGGAAAAAATCGGCGGAGACCTCACAAAGCTTGAAGAATCCGATCTTGTCAAGGGTAAGATTTCGCAGGCTATCGGACCGTATCAGCGCGAAATTGAAAACTTGAAGAAAGCCAATGGCGAACTCGAGACAAGCAACGGCACTCTGAAGTCGGAAATTCGTACGCGTGATATCAGGTCAATCGTCGGTGCTGCCGCCGCGAAGGCCAAGGTTCACTCCACAGCTATTCCCGATATCGAGCTGATCGCTGGTTCCGTAATGGAATTCACCGAAGACAACCGGCTCGTCACCCGCGACGGCGTTGGCGTCACTCCTGGGCTTGACGCGGAGGGGTGGCTCACGGAAATGCAGACTGCTCGTCCTCACTGGTGGCCTGATTCGTCTGGCGGCGGAGCCGGAGGTGGCAAGGGTGGTGGTCACTTTGGTGATAATCCCTGGACTTCTGATAACTGGAATATGACCAAGCAGGGTCAGATTCTTCGTGAGAAGGGCGCAGAGTACGCTGCTCGGATGGCGACTTCAGCCGGGACGAAGATTGGTGCCACGAAGCCTGCCCCGAAAAAATAGGGCTTGCATTCACCGCGCGCGTGTGCAAGCATGTGTAAGCAAGTGAATAACTGAACCTCCAGGTGGAGGTTCAGTCATCCATAAGGAGATCCAGGGTGACTCCGAAACTCTCGTTCCAGGGCGAACGATGAGCAGTTTTTCATCAAAAACTTATCGGAGATTATCATGGCAGCGGGTCCAGCTACCCAGATCTCGGACATCATTGTACCGGAGATCTTCACACCTTATATTCGTCAGCTGACCGAGGAAAAAGCTCGTCTGGTTCAGTCTGGCGTTCTTCAGCGCAACGCTCTCATGGATGCGCTTCTGTCAGGCGGTGGTTTGACGTTCAACGTCCCGAGCTTCCGCGACCTGGACAATGACGAAGAGAATGTCGCCACGGACGACGTTTCGGATCTTATCAAGTGGCTCGTTGCTGGTGCTGCGAATGGTGGCAGTTTCAGTGATATCACAACTGGTGATCCTACTCTCACTGACAGCATTCCGCTCAAAATCCAGACTGATCAGGAAATCGCAGTTCGGCTGAATCGCAACAACTCTTGGTCTTCGATGGATCTGGCGGCTCAGCTCGCTGGCGCTGACCCAATGAGCGCTATCGGGGATCGTGTCGCGTACTATTGGGTTCGTCGTCTTCAGGCTGCGTTTATCGCGACCATCCAGGGTCTGTCCAAGGACAACGGCTCGAACGATTCCGGCGACTACGCCAACGACATCGTCGGTGCAGCGTTCGTGGACGGTGTGACCAACTTCTCGGCTGAAGCGTTCCTCGACGCCAAGCTGACGATGGGTGATTCTCAGGATGACCTGTCAATGGTCATGGTTCACTCGGTCGTTTACAACCGTATGCAGAAGAACAATCTGATCGACTTTATTCCGGACTCTACCGGGATGGTTCAGATTCCGACGTTCCTCGGTGCCGAGGTTATCGTTGACGACGGTATGCCGAACGGTACTTCCACGGTTCTTGGAAGTGGTTCTGCGGGTCCGGCCAACTCCTACGAAACTTGGCTGTTCGGTCCTGGAACTGTTCAGTGGGGTGTTGGTTCACCCAAGGTTCCGGTCGAAACGGAGCGCAAGGCTTCAGCCGGTCAAGGTGGAGGTCAAGATGTTCTTCATTCGCGCGTTGAGTGGTCTCTGCATCCTGTCGGTCATGCGTTTACCGCTGTGTCTCCGCCAAATGGCGGTCCTTCCAACGCGGCGACAACGAACAACCTCAATATTGCAACGTCCTGGAATCGTGTCTACCCAGAACGTAAGCAGATCAAGTTCGCTCGACTGATCACGCGGGAAGCATAGGTCCGATTTTTATCGGGCCTATCCTTGACTCTTACAGGAGAAATGAATGTCCAAGAACATTGGCTGCTTGTCTATCCCTGAGTACACCATCACTGGTGTTGATGGAAATGGAGATCTCATCTTTGATGTGAATCCTCCAACTGATGGCAGCGTGTTCTTGGCATTCTTCTCCGTTGATCCAGCCTTTGGCCGTGCAAATACTGGAGGAGGCATCCTTGGTGATGGGCGTTTAATGATTTTCATTAATGCTCCAAGTCTTGGAATCAATTTCAGTATCAAAAAGATTGATGATACGTCCGTAAGTCCAGGTGTCCCGCTAGGTTGGGCACCTCTTCATGCTTAAGGAATCAAGAAAATGGAAATCAAAGACGCTCTGGCTCATCTTGACCCGCTTGACGACGACCAGTGGACGACCGAAGGTCTCCCTAAGGTTGACGCAGTTGAGAAGATTCTCGGGAAAAGCGTGAGTCGTGCAGATATCACGAACGCCGATCCTAGCTTTAACAGAGAATCAGCCGGATCTGTTCCGGATGATTCCGTATCAACAGACGAACCTGCGGAGACTCCTGATGCCGAGGAAACGGAAAAAGAAGAACCGCAAGTAGAGATGGATCCTATTGATCGAAAGGAAGCCGAGCTTCAGGCAGAGATAGAAGATCTCAGTCTGCTCGCTTCTCAGAAGATCAAGGAGCTCGACATTCTGAAGAAACAGGTGACTGAATTGTCACATCTACAGAATGTGAAGAATAACATGCTCACTCGTCTTCGCAGGGCACGACCAAATCGTGCCGATCACACGGCGATCGGTGCCTATCTGGCTCGGGCCGCGAAAACTCGTGAAGAGCGTGCCGCGCGTGCTCTTTCGTTCATCGCTGGTGGAACCAATCTTTCTGATGTTCTGGCACAGCTTCAGATCAAGTCACCGATTGACCTTGCCATGAACAAGCGGAAACCTGCCCTCGGCTCGACTCGCCCGGCGATGGGTATTCCCGTACGGAGGTAACTATGACGAAAGGTTTGGTTCGCTCTCTCAACAGGGCTCCTGGTCAGCAGGCCCATCTTCGCAAGAAGTTGTTCAAGGTTGAAGATCTTGAGCTGACATTCACTGGCGACACTGGCAATGCTGTTGAAGCTACTGCGGTGATCGGTGGTCTTGATGAGGGTAACATCCTCATCCTCGGTGCCGTGTCGTATCTGAGCTTCGCAGGATCCGGCAGCGACGCCAATCTGACAGCCGACTGGGAAGGCATCTACGGTGTCGGTACGACGCCTGCTGATGACGCTACGATCTCCGGAGATGATGTTGATATCATCGCCAGCACGGACCTTGGTCCTGCTACTGCGGAAGTTGTTGCTCGTACTCGCGGTGTCGGTGAAGCTCAGTCGATTGTCGACAACACGGACGGTTCTCTCGAGGTCAACCTGAACGTGGTGCTCGATGCCGACGAGGCAACCGATACGGAAGACGTGGTCATCACTGTCAACGGCGAAGTTGAGATCCTGTACTCCGTTATCCTGAACGACTAAGGAATAGCCATGACACTCAGGCAAGCGAGCCTTTACAACGCGCGAGAGCGCCGTCGCTCGCTCGCCGGGGTTCCAGAGCTCTTCAGGACTCACTATCTAAGAGGGGCGGCTGCTATGGCGGTCGCCTCTATTGACACCGGGGAGATTTTTCCGGACCTCACGGGGCTCGTCACTTTCAAGACTGCCATCAGGATCACCGAGAATTCTGGCGAGCATCGCGGTCTGGTATTTGAGTTTGGGGACAGCGCTACTGGAGTCGCCCTATGGGTCGGTGACGAGACTATCGGTTTTCATGCTGGAGATGACGGCGACGCAGACGGAGCTACGGCTCTGTTCGATAACGAAGCAGAGCTTCCGGTCGGCGCCGAGTATTCTCTAATAGCAGCCGTTCGACCCGGAGACGGGCGCGTCCGGCTGTGGGCAAATGGGGCGGAGATCGCAAGAGCACAAGCCACGAATGAGTCCATCGCGGCTTGGTCAGCAGACTCGGAAGGTTCGTTCGCCGCAGCCGCACAGGGAACAGTAGTCACCGATGTCCCAGTAGATTCAAGAGGGACACCGGCGGGCTTCGACGTGATTGAGCCTTTGTCAGTCTACATTAATCAAGTTCCGAGGCATTTCGTATGACGCTCGTGCTGGAAACAGGTGCTGGAGTCTATAACGCGAACAGCTACGTTACGTCGTCGTTCGTGACGACGTACTTGACTGACAGAGGACGTCAGGCTGAGAATTCTTGGAGCACGGCTACTTCTGCAGAGACAGATGACGCATGCATAGCCGCGACCGATTTCATAGAGAAGCGGTTTGGTTTGAAGTTTGCTGGTCAGCGAGCTTACGCCTTTAGTAATATTTATGCAACGGCAGACCTCGTCTTCACAGGGCTGCCGTCTGACACTGACACGATCACCATTGGTCAGAAGACGTATACCTTTGTCACGACGTTGACTGGTGAGGCCAACGAGGTTCTCATTGGTGGAACTGCTGCTGCTACCGCACAGAATCTGGTTGACGCTATCAGTGCAGATGCGGATACGGAGGGTACGTCTTATGGCGAGGACACTGTTATAAACAGAGATGTGAGTGCGACTGTTGACACAGCAACAGTAACCCTCACAGCACGAGCGTATGGCGAGGGAGGCAACGACACTGTTCTCGATGGCTCCCCGGATAACGTTACTGTTGGGACGTTCTCAGGAGGCCAGGACAGTGGGCCACAGCCCCTGAGTTTTCCGAGGTGCTACCTTTACGGCCCGGACGGTCGCGCCGTGCTCGGGGTACCTCGCGCCCTCAAGCATGCAACGGCTGAGTACGCCGTGCGCGCCCACGCGGCGGCGCTCATGCCTGATCTTACTCTTGATGCCTCTGGTGGAAGTGTCAAACGGAAGAGGGAGAGAGTCGGTCCTATTGAGGAAGAAACGGAATATGTAGAAGGAACTTTCCTCGGCCTGAGGATTCCTCCGTATCCGGCTGCTGACGCTCTGCTGAAACAGTATCTCGTCGGTGGGGGTAGAGGCGGGGTTATTCGGTAGTGGCGATCAATTACGTAAAACTCCAGGCAACTGCTCTCCGTCTCATAACAGAGAACGGCAGAACGATTACGCTTGGACGTAAGAGTCGCAATCCTGCTGATGCCAGCGAACCTTGGAACGGACCGACAGGGGCTGACACGACCCTGTCCATTTCGGGAGTCTTTGTTCCGCCGAGCAGCGTGCGAGAATTTGGCCTTCCCGCCTTGGGCGAAGGGACGGAGTACCAGGATTTACTAAGATTCAGTCAGCAGATTATCATTGTTGCACCTGAAGATGAAGATATTCGTGATTACGAGTATGTCACAGATCGCAGCGAAAATTGGGGAATTGTTGGTACGCAGGTTCTTCGTCCTGGAGATCTGATCATGCTTGGGTTCATAGGTGTGCGCCGATGAGTTTAACATACTCACAGGCTGTGGACGCTGTCCTGACAACTTTCAGGGCGGCTTGGCTACCGACCACCTATGACGCGTTCTACGATGATACGGCCCAGGACAGAGGCACAGACGAGGATCCGTGGGCCAGAGCTACCGTCATACACGCCGACGGATTTCAGGCAACTCTCAGAAACGGAGCAGGTCAGGCGACCTACAGACGAATAGGTGTTCTAACTGTTCAAATTTTTGTCGCCAGCGGTTCTGGATTGCAAACTGGCTACGATTTGGTTAAGATAGTCTCAGACGCCTTTGAAGGACAGTCTGTTGGTGGATTGTGGTTTCGGGATGTTCGCGTTCGCGAGATCGGTAGAGACGGTGCGTTCAGGCAGACGAACGTAATCGCCGAATTTGAATACGATGAGGTTAAGTGATGGCACAAGTCAATAAGATTGATTCAAATGTCACCGGTCTTGCATATTCTGAAGAAGAATCGATCGGTGTTCTTGGTACTCCCGACTGGCGTTCTCTTGCTCCAAATTCTTACACGGATTTTGGTGGTGAGATCGTCACGGTCGCTCCTAACCCGATCAATCCTGATCGTCAGCGCGAGAAGGGTCAGACTACTGATCTTAACGCTGGCGGCGCGTTCAACCACGATGTGACCTTCTACAATCTGAAGCATATTCTTCAGGGTCTCATGTTTGCCGACGAGATTCCGACCGGTGCTCAGGTCGTGACGGCGGTTGACGTTGACACGACAAATGAGGACGAGTACGAGGTCGCTGATACCGACGGTTTCGTAGTCGGAAATCTGATCAAAGGTGTTGGTTTTTCTAATCCCGAAAACAACGCTCTCAATGTCGTTGCTGCCGTAGTCGCTGACACTTCGGTTGAAGTTGAGGACGGACAGCTTGTTGACGAAACGCCTCCGGCCGGAGCCTATATCAAGGTTGTCGGTCTTCAGGGTGAAGCTGGTGATCTGGACGTAGACGTTTCTGGTGCCTATGCGACTATCGTTAGCTCGTCACTGGACTTTGAGGATTTTGGTCTTATTCCGGGCCAGTTGATCTGGATCGGTGGTGACGACGCTGGAACAAGTTTCACCAATGCTGTGAATAACGGGCTGAAGCGTATTCGTTCTATTGATACGAACGCTCTCGTGCTCGACAAATCTGCGGCTGACATGGTTACTGAGGCGAATGCCGCAGGAACAATTCAAATATTCTTTGGTGACACACTGAAGAATGAATTGGGGGCGAACATCGTTCGTCGCACGTATCAGCTTGAGCGCACACTCGGTGTTCCGGACGACGCAGAGCCGTCCGAAGTTCAGTCAGAATTGCTGACCGGTCAGGTTTTCAACCAGTTCGTTCTGAATATTCCAACCGCTGCTCTGCTTCAGTCTGATCTCACTTTCGTTGGGCTGGACAATCTGCAACGGACCGGCGATACCGGCCCGTTGCAGAGTTCAGTTGATGATCCTGAATCTGCCGACGTGTTCAACACGTCCAGCGATGTCACGAGCATCAAGATGGCGATTGTTAGCGAGTCAGACGAAGCGCCTGACGCGTTGTTCGCTTATCTCACTGACTTCACTCTCACGATCAGTAACAACGCTACCGTGAACAAGGCGGTCGGAGTTCTTGGTGGGTTTGAGGTCACGGCCGGAAACTTCCAGGTCAGCGGTCAGGCGACTGCATACTTCGGAAATGTTACCGCTGTTCAGGCAGTTCGCAACAACAGCGATGTGACTTTGGACATGTTCCTGGCCAAGGAAAATCGTGGAATCGGTATTGATATTCCACTTATTTCCTTGGGTGATGGTCGTCTCAACGTTGAGGTTGACAGCCCGATCACGCTGCCCTTGGCTATCGACGCAGCTCGCGGTCGTAAGGTTGCCACTGCTCTTGACCATACGATCATGTTCAACTTCTTCCATTACCTTCCCGACGCAGCAGAATAAAAGAGGACAGAATACATGAAAGCCAGTATGTGGAATCAGTTTTCTACTGACCCAAACGTAGAGAAAGAAGGTGTGTGGCTCGATTACGGTGATTTCCGTATTCGTGTCACCTACGCTGGTGAGACGAACAAGAAGTATGCAAAGACTCTTGAGACTCTCACTCGTCCTCATCGTCGTCAGATTGCGAGCGGCAATTTCAGCAATGCTCGCAGCATGGCTATTCTCTACGAAGTGTACGCAACCGCTGTTATCATGGATTGGGAAACGGCGAAGGGTGATGACAATATCATTGCACAGACTATCTGGGAGAAAGGGATTCAGGCGAAGGATGGATCTCTGCTTCCAGTGACCAAAGAGAACATCATCGCTGTATTCAAGGCTCTTCCGAAGCTGTTTCTCGACGTCCGCGAACAGGCTGAATCTGTAGCAGTATTTCGCGCAGACGAAATTGAGGATGAAGGAAAAAACTTGTAGAGGTCCTGCTCTACTATTTAGAGATGGGACCAATTGAGGGACGCATTCTGGCTGATGCCGAACGAAACAGAATGCCTGTCCCAAAGCGCATCGAAGAAGCTCCAGACCTTGTGCGAGGTCTGGAACTGTATTACACTGGTTTTTGCGAGCTCAGCGACAGTCGAAGCATAGGCATGGCTCCTGGACCGATATCTTGGGTAACAGTTCAGCAGTATTGTCTCATGAACGAATTGACGGAGGAGCAGACTTATAGAATGCACCGTCACGTTCAGAAGATGGACGCTGCATTCTTGGAGTACAAGCTGAGGAAGAAGTGATGGCGTTCCAGCGATTTGCCAACTACATGAGGAGAGTCGCTAGGGGCGTTGTTGAGAGATCAGATCTACTCACTCGCAGAGTTGCGATCACTGCATTAGAAGATTTAGTGCGTGGAACTCCTGTCGACAAAGGTGTCGCCAGAAGTAACTGGCGAGTGAGCCTGAATGCTCCGACCACCGGGGTCATTCCTGCTTACGCTCCTGGTCGACATCTTGGGATTGGTGAGACTGCTAACGCGAGCGCGGCTATAGGGGCTGGGCGAGCAGTGATCGCCCAGGTTCGCGAAGGCCAGACTATCTACATATCCAACTCTATTCCTTATCTGGAGAAGCTGAGAAACGGTCACTCTCTGCAACAGCCAAGAGATTGGGTAAACACCTCTCTCATACGAGCTCGTCGTCTTGTCACCACCGCGAGGTTGATAATCCGTGGCTAACAATATCAACATCGGTGTTCGCCAGACTGGCGCAAGAACGGTTGCTCGTCAGCTTGGTCAGATCGTTGAAAGTGCGAACAGAGCGACACGCGGTCTGCGCATCCTACAGAATGCACTTTTCGTTCTGGGTGCGGCTGGACTCGTGCGATCGATTCAGCAGACAGTTGACTCTCTGACCAGCTACGAGAACCGCATTCGTCTCGTTTCTGATTCTGCAGAAGAGCTTAACCAAATCCAGGCCGAACTGTTTCGCGTGGCTCGTGATACGAGATCTGAGTTTAACTCAACTGCTGACGTTTACGCCAGAGTCGCACTCTCGATCAGAGAGTTGGGTATCGCACAGTCCGAGACACTTCAGTTCACAGAGTCACTGAATCAGGCGGTTATTCTCTCTGGCGCGTCTGCCCGAGAGGCTAACGCTGCGCTCGTTCAGCTAGGACAGGGCTTAGCGTCGAACAGGCTGTCCGGAGACGAGCTCCGTTCAGTCTTAGAGCAATTGCCATTTGTCGCGGATATTATTGCAAAGAGTCTTGGCGCTACTCGTGGTGAACTGCGCGAGATGGGCCGAGCTGGCGTACTCACTGGTGAGACTGTTCTAAAAGCTTTCAGGGAAGCCAGAGTAGAGATTGCGGAAAAGTTTGCTCAGACTATCCCGACGATTGCTCAGGCTTTCAACGTCTTTAACGCGGAATGGCTGACTCTGGTTGACGCGGTCGATGACGCTACGGGCGCGAGCGAGTCGGTTGCCAGAGCGATAATTTCTGTCGCCCATAACATGGACGTTCTGGTAGGATCTGTTCTAACTCTGACAGGAGCCTTGGCTGGTCTGTCTTTAGGACTTTTGGCGAGAAACTTCTTTTTCCTCGGCGCAGCGATACGGTTTGCTTCTGCCGCTTTGCTCACACTTCTGGCAAATCCGCTTGTTCTGCTGATCGCTGGTATCGGCGCTGCGATAGGATTCATCTCCACTTTCGGCAAGGAAATAAAGATAACCGAGGACGGATTGGTCAGTCTCAGAGACGCGGCTTCCGAGGCGTTTGGTCTGTTCGTTGAAATAGCAGAACCAGTCCTGACAAAGATTACCGAGGGCTTCCAGCTTCTCCTGGGCACTGCTCTGCTTGTGTGGGATCGGATCGGCGGAGCGGCGACGGTGTTTTTCACCCTCCTGGGCTTTATCGCGAAGTCCGCGTTAAACTCTTTAATCGGCCTGTTCATTGGGTCAAGAGATGCTATTGTTCTGACATTCGATAATCTTGGCCCTGTTCTCAAAGATGTGTTTGTCGTTGCATTCAACGAGTTGATCGATATCACTCAGAATGCGATCAACGCTATCATTGACGCTATCGCCTCTCTATTCAGCGGTATAGACAATCTCGCAGAGAGGGCGGGTCTTGGAAGAGTATTCGGAGAGTCGCTGAACGATGTGAAAGTTAATCTGGAAAGCTTCAAAGGTGAAGTTTCCGGGGCTGGTAGCGATTTTGCGGGAGAGTTCAACAAAGGTTTCACAGACGCTCTCAAGAGAGACTTTGTCGGTGAGGTTGGCGATGCTCTTGATCAGTTTGGGCAGGAGGCTATTCGCAGAGCTCGCAGGTCAGGGTTCACAACAACCACGGAAGTGGATCTTGGGCGCGTTGGTGAGAGACCAGATCGTCCTCCCAAGGGTGCCGAAAAAGTTGCAGATATTCTTCGCAGACTGGAGAACCAGAATGCTCTGCTTCGTGTTCAAGGTCTTGAGCGCGAAAAGCTTAAGGCTATCCAGGATGCTGAGCTGAAGATAAAGCGCGAGCTTCTTGACACAGAGCGTCAGGCTATCACAAGTCTGGTTGAAGAGAACTATCAGTTAGAAGCTCAGTCAGACATACTGACTGACCTTCGTGGTCCTGCGGAAGAGTATGCTAATCAGCAACGGGCTCTTATCACTCTACTTGCAGACGGAAAGATTACTGTAGAAGAGTTTAATCGTGAGCTTGACAATATCCGTCTTACGTTCTTGAAGACTCAGGATGACTCTTTCTCGAAGTTCCAGTCTGGCCTCATTGAACTCAATAAGTCCATTTCTGATACTGGATCCCAGTTGTCAGACGCGATTGGTGGAGCATTCAAGGGTATTGAGGACGTGTTTGTCGAGTTTGTCAAGACAGGCAAACTCAATTTCAAATCGCTGACAGACAGTATTCTGGCCGACTTTGCTCGTATTCTTATTCGTGCTGTCGTGCTGCGTCCTCTACTTGGTGCTCTCGGAGGAGGAGTCGGTATCCCCGGAATACCGGCATTCCAGCACGGTGGCTCCATCACGGTTGGTGGCTCAGGAGGGCCTGATAGTCAACTCGTCGTGGCTAAAGCCTCGCCGGGCGAGCGCATTGACTTTACTCCCTCTGGGCAACAGGCAGGCGGGGGCACGACAGTCATCGTAAACAACAACGCAGGAGCAAACGTCAGGCAGGAACGCCGAAGCGGCAGCGGCGGAAGAGAGATAATAGAGTTGACTCTGGACGCTGTAGACGGAGCTCTGGCAAGTGGTCGGTTTGATGATTCTATGAGAGGCAGATTCGGAAGTTCTGTCAGGCCGGTAAGGAGATAGTATGTCATATCCAGTTTGGCCGGAATCCACGGTTCCACACAGACCAGAATACAACGGATACGGTTCGTCGCTTCTTCCAACCTCGTCGTCATTCAAGCCTGACATAGGGCTTCCGACAACTTGGAGAAGATCAACTCTTGACGCTAGGAAGATACAGTCTTCGTTTGTTTGGACAACAGCCCAGAGGGACGCGTTCTACACGTTCTACAATACGACTCTGAAGAACGGAACGAGGGTGTTCCAGTGGGATAATCCTGCTCTGTCAGGAACTGGAAGATATCAGTTTGACGCAGAGAGTCCTCCACAGGAAGAAGCAGTAGGCTTTGACATGTGGAGAGTGTCCGTATCGATTTACAGGTTAGGCGATGCATAACAGAAATTTGTCGGCACGGTTTCGGAGACAGCTTTTCAAGCCGTTTCGTGACGACGATTTTCGAGCATTGCTGACTATTGATCATCCTTCGTTTGACGAGCCGTACAGATTTGTTTCGGGAAATCCACACGAGTTCAAGACTTTAACCTCTAACGGGCTGGTGTTCACGACGTTTCCGTTTGAGGTTAACTTCTTATCTGACGACGACAGGGAACCGGAAGCAACGCTGACTATTCAGAATGTGGATGATCGTATAGGTACAACAATACTGAATCTGTCTGAGGAAACGCTGGTAGTCATGCTTCAGTCAGTGCTTCGTGAAACTCCAGACGTGATTGAGTACGAGGTGATGAACCTGGAACTTGTCGACGTGGAGATCAACGCAGTAACTGTTTCCGGAAAACTGGCGATTCGTGGCTTATCTACTGAGCCATGTCCAGGAAGAAGAGTCAACAACGCAACATCTCCGGTATTCTTCAGATGAGATGGGCAGAGTCTTACATAACGATACCGTACCTGGACAGAGGAGAAAGTCACGATGGGTGCGACTGTTGGGGTCTACTCAAGCTCATATTTAAGGAACAGCTTGGCAGGGAGATTTCAAGTCACGCAGATGTGGCAGCAGGTGATCTTATGGCAAAGGCACGAAAGATCATCAAGAGTTCCGAGACTAGTGACGAATGGGAAAAGGTAGATCAGGAAAAACCGTTTGACGCCGTGCTCATGAAGGGGCAATTTCGCGTAGAAGGTGCTGTTCGTTCACTGCCAGTGCACATCGGTCTTGTAGTCACCCCCGGGAAGTTAATTCATATTGAAAAGAAGTCTGGAGTTACGATAGCAGAGTACCATCGTCATCCGAAAATAAAGTCTAGAGTTCTGGGATTCTATAGGTTAAAAGATGTCTGAGATCATTGTTCCAAATAAAATTCCTGTGGCACTGCATCCGTCACCCCTGAGACTTGACGTCCGGACGCATGTCGCCCAGGAGGGGCAAACAATCCTGGACATCCTGCTGGACATCCCGAATCTGCCGCCTGAGGTGTGGACGCATGGCCTTGTCTTCCTGGGCGAGTGGGAGGTTCCAAGGAATCTGTGGAACAAGGTCAAACCGAAGGGAAATAGTCGGTACATTCTTCGCATCTGCATTCGCTTTCGCGATGGTGGGGGCGGAGAGGGTGGTGGAAAGAGCATCATCGGAACGATTGCTGCTATTGCTCTGGTTATAGCAGTAACGGCCATCTCTGGCGGAGCGTTGACTGGCATTGCTGGAACGACCTTGTTCGCGGCTGGATCAACGTCAGCGGCTCTTGCCGCCGCTGGCGTCGCTATAGTTGGCTCTCTCGCGATAAACGCCCTGAGTCCCACTCCCTCCTTGGGGGGTGCTGGAGAAACCGAGGATAGTGACAATGTCTCAAGTCTAGGATCAGCTGCTGTCCGAGGCAACGTTCTAGGAGCGGGTAAGCCAATCCCGTTCGTTGCGGGAAAGCATCGTGTTTCTCCTCCACACATAATTCTTCCTTGGAGTGAGTCCGTCAACGATGATCAGTTTGTATACACGATTGTCGGTCTGAACGGAGCTCATCTGTTTGAGGATATACGTGTCAACGGAGCTCCGATCGAAGATTTTGCTGACATTGATTACGAAGTTCGTGATGTCGTTAACGATGATACCGATATCACGTTGATAACTCAGCAGGTCTACGAGAATCAGGTTAACTCTGAAGTCTCTGGTCACAAAATAAAGGATGACGCTACCGACGAACTTCAGAATGAGGATGATCCAGAGATAGACTATCCTCAGTGGCATTCAGCCAGAACTAGACTAGATCCGGATGAGGTGTGGCTCACTTTTGCGTGGAGCACCTTGATCAGACAGGACGATGCTGGTGGAACTGCTCCTGGCGGTATGGGCGTTCGGATGCGAATTCGTAAGGCTGGGTCCAGCGCTTGGATCAACCTGCCAGAGTTCCATGCTCAGAGGGAGAGACCTCAGCCTTTTCGCGGCATCATCAAGCTCGTATTTGAGGAACCTCCGACCAGCTTAACAAGACCAGATCAGGCTCCAAGTTTCCCGCCTTGGAAGGCTGCCCTATTCGTTACTGATACAGAGAATGATGAGGACTTTGCGGTTGACGATTATTTTGATGATACGAGTACTCTGTTTGCACAGAACGTGGGTCAAATAGACGGAACTGTCATAGTTTATCTTGATCCTGAAATATTCCCCAAGGGAATTTATGATATCCAGGTAAAGAGGGGGTACGCCTACGACGCAAACCTGTTTTCATTTGCTGACTATGAATACAATAGTGTTGTCCCCTACTTCTTTTCACATGTGCCAGCTTCCAGTCCTCCAGCAATAAGAGAAGAGCAGTCAAAGATCCCTGCTGGTATGACTTGGTCTGCTGTTTCCAGCGTCTGGGATGAATACCCTCTCGGCGAAAAGGGCATTTCCCTTATCGCTATCAAAGCGAAGAACGTGTCTATCAATCAGCTTTCCGTACTAGCGACCGGTTACGCGAACACGTGGAATGGATCCGATTGGAACACGTTCGAGCCGACACAGAATCCAGCCTCTTGGTATAGGCATCTCGCTCTAGGAGGACAGAGTGTTGATACGAGGATAGTGGAAGGTCAGCTAGACGACGATAGCCTTGAAGAATGGTTCGAGTACTGTGAAAGTGATGGCAAATACACAGAGTCCCTGCTGCATTTCGATGGCGCCGACGCTTCGACAACCTTCACCGACGAGACGGGCAAGGTCTGGACGGCATCTGGCGATGCGCAGATCGACACGGCGCAGAGCAAGTTCGGCGGCGCGTCGGGGCTGTTTGACGGAACGGGTGACTATATTTCGACGCCGGATCATGCGGATTTTACGCTAGGGCCACAGGACTTCACAATTGAAGCGCAGGTTCGCTTAAACTCGCTTGCAGCAACGACGGGGATTGCTGGGCACAGAGGCGGTGCGGGCAATGTAGATTCCTCATTCAGTCTGGTTGTGCTGACTAATGGAACCTTGGAGTTTCGAGTATATCAAGGTTCAGGTTTTGTGAATGCGAACTCTTCGGCGGGAGCATTGGCTGCTGATGGTGACTTTCATCATGTTGCCCTCGTTCGTAGCGGAAATACGCTGATCTCCTTCGTGGATGGGCAGGTGCAAGCATCACCTGCTATTACTGGCAGTGTGAACCCCTGCGCTGAAATCCTAGTTGTTGGAGCTCATAGCAGCAACGGTTCCGGCTCTTTAAACGGCTGGATCGACGAATTCCGTTTATCTGTTGGCATAGCGCGCTGGACAGAAAACTTTACGCCGCCAACTGCTCCTTATCCTTTTGCCCCGACTAGAGAGTGCAACGCATTCTTCTCGTCAGAACGTTCACTCACCGACGTGCTTCGGGTTATCGCTGCGACAGGTAACGCATCGAACAGAATTTCTGACAAGGTCGGTGTCGTAATTGATAATGACCGATCTGACGAGAGTCCTATTGAAGCATTCACACAGAGGAATAGTTCTGGACTGGCTATAAGGAGAGCCTTCCCGCGTCTACCTGACGGCCTCCGCATAGCGTTTAATGATGAGGATAATGATTACCTTCCTAGAGAGATATTTGCTTACCGAAAATTCCCAGCCAACATAATCGAGGCTATTGACTACACCGGGATAACGAATGAAGCCTCAGCAAGGGACAGAGCAACGAGGGACCTCAGGCAACTAATTCTGAGGAGTGCCTTGTATCAGGTTGGAACTGATATCCAGCATCTGTACTGCACGAAAGGGTCACTCGTAGCTCTCGCGCATGACACTCTTCGCAGACATACAGACAGCGCTCGCATCCTGAAAGCTGATACCTCTGGTGGAGATATTACTGATATTCATGTGGATACAGCTCTTCGGTTGGATCTCGTCGGGGATGCTATCGGTGCCAAGTTTCTACAAGATTTGAACACGAAGCTGCTGCTTCACTTTGACGGATCCGACGGTTCTACAACGTTCACGGATAGTTCGTTAGGAGCGCACACGTTCACCGCCGAAGGAGACGCTGACCTTGACACCGGTGAGTTCAGATTTGGAACTGCATCAGGACAGTTTGACGGAACTGGGGACTATATTGATACTCCGGACAGCTCTGGCTTCACCTTGGGCGATCAGGACTTCACGATTGAGTGCTGGTTCTTCGTTGATGCCGCAGTCGGCAGCAGTAGGCACATGGCCGGACAGGGGGATGCAGCTGGAGACAGTAACGGAAGAGCGTGGCTACTTCAGAGAAACGCTGATGGTCGAATCTATGCTAACGTCTGGCAAGGAACTACTGATTTCACGATCACAAGTCAGGATACCTATGATAATGACGAGAATAATCCCGGCTGGCACCACCTTGCATTCACCAGAGAGCGTGATATCCTTCGAATGTTCATAGACGGAGTTCAACAAGGCAGCCTCGCCTTTACAGGATCCGTGAACGACAGTGAAGACGAATTGGCTATAGGTCGTCTTGGAGGAGATACCGCCAATTCTCCGTGGCTTGGCTGGGTTGACGAGTTCAGGCTAACAGTCGGGGAAGCTCGATACGTCAGAAACTTTGATGTTCAAGGCGATGCGTTCCCAGATCCCGAAGCTGCTTATCTGATTCGTGGAGCTGGGTTATCTGGTGCTGCTGACAGCGGATCAGTAGCCTTCTCATTCTGGATAAATCCAGAAGAGCTTCCTACTGCTGACCAACACCTGATTTCTATAGAGACTTCTGGAGATCAGGTTAGATTTGCGATAGTTCTAAGAACAACCGGAGCCATCCGCTTATTCGGTAGAAACGCCGCAGGAACAGTTATTCTTGACATTGAGGCTGACACGACGCTGCTTCCTGGTGAATGGAGTCATGTCTGTGGGAGTGTGGACCTCAGTGATACTGATGACAGACACATCGTCATCAATGATATAGAGTCAGACCTCACAGTATCAACCTACACCGATGACGATATTGACTTCACCACAGACGACGCATCTGTAGGCGGGCGTCCTAACGGCAGTCAACTATTTGAAGGCTCGCTCGCAGAAGTCTGGTTAGAAGATGGACTGTTTATAGATTTCAGCGTTGAAGCTAACAGACGAGACTTTATCAGTACGAATGGCCGCCCCACGAACTTAGGTTCGGACGGATCTGCTCCCGGAACGTCCCCGCTGGTCTACCTCTCTGGGCAAGACGGAGACTTCCCGACAAACAAGGGGACAGGAGGCGGTTTTACCGAAAACGGTTCTCTTGGATCAGAGTCAGTATTCTATTCTGACGCAGGATTTCCGGCCGGAGTGGTCATACAACTTCAGGACGGAACGACACTCACAGCACAGGTTGATGAAGAGGACGAAACTTCTGTTTTAACGTTCTCCACTCCTCAGCCCTTGCCGTCCTATCTGACTGACGAAGGTTCGTGGGCCGGATCCACGTCGTATGCCCAGGAGGACGTCGTCGTAAACGGGGGTGAGTCGTACACCTGCATCGCAGACCACACGTCCGGATCACTTTCAGAACCGGGCGTCGGAGCCGACTGGATAGATTTCTGGGAGCCTTTGCTGCGAGACTGTCTTGTGGCCTCTGGGCCATTTACAAGTGTGAATAAGCGCATGCTTGTTCTGGGAGTTAAGATTAATCCTGATCTGTCTGCTTCGTTGACCCTTGTCGACGAAGCCCCTCAACCATTCGTGACAGGTCAACTCGGAACTGATGACATATACGCGCCGGATGGCTCTCGCATTCGCGCACCATACTAGGATACAGACATGGCTGACAGAGATCTCACAGATAATGAAAATGTGGTTTGGGACTACTCTAACCCTGGACAAGCGTCTCCTCACATAACATCGAACAACAGTAAGGGAGTTGCTGGTCAGGTTCTAACGAGCAATGGTCCTAGCGATCTGCCGTCGTTTCAAAATGCTGGAGCGGGGGGCGGAAGTGGCTCTCAGGACTTCCAGCGCTTCAATAGCTCTGGAACATGGACTAAGCCTACCGACACCGGATTTGGAGCCAACAGTCAGGTACTAATTCGTCTTTGGGGTGGTGGCGGTTCTGGCGGCGCGCGAGATAGTTCTGATTCAGGAGGTGGTGGAGGCGGTGCCGCTTGTATCGAAATTTGGAAATTGCTTTCCGAGCTTGGTTCGACGGAAACCGTAACAATCGGCGCGGGCGGAGTGGGGCAATCTGGCGGAAACGGTAACGCTGGAGGCACTACCACTTTCGGATCCGTCGCTTCGGCCTTCGGTGGCGGGCGCGGGGGAGTAGGTACTGGCGGTAATGGCGGTGGCGGTGGCGGTGGCGGTGGCCTTCTTTCGTCAGGATCAAATTCCAGTGGCCAGAGTGGAGCGGCTGGCGGATCGCCTTTGGGTGGAGCCGCTGGAACCCCCGGAGGTGCGAGCACATTCGGTGGTGGCGGTGGCGGGCATGACGGTAACAATGACGGCGGCGGCTCTGTTTATGGAGGCGGAGGCGGAGGGGGAGGGGGCGACAGTGGGTCTGCCTCCGGCGATGGCGGAAATTCAATTCACGGCGGCGGCGGTGGCGGTGGCGGTCTTGACGGAGGTGGTGGCGGTGCTGGAGGTACGTCACTGTCTGGGGGTGCTGGCGGTGCTGGCGGAAGTGCGGCAGGCGTGGCCGGTTCACAGCCGGGAGGCGGCGGCGGCGGAACATCCTCTGGAACCAGCGGCGCGGGTGGCGATGGCCGCGTCGATGTAATCGTGTTCCCGGTCGCTGATTGATGGAGGATTTGATGGTACAGAAACAAGTAAAGCAGGATCGCGAAGCCTTTAGACGCAAGCGGGCGGCGCTGCAACAGGCTCGAGACGCTAAAGCGAAGCGACGCGCAGTGATCAGCATGGACAGTGGTACTGTCGATAACATCATCAGCGCAGATGACGACTTCATGTTGCCGGGCAAGCTGATCGTCGATTGGGCTGATGGCTGCGAGATCGGTGGAACCTATTCAGACGGTATTTTTGAGGCAAAACCAAAATAGCGAGCCACACAGATGGTCCAGGACAGCCCAAACACCGGCCCGGTAAGCAACCACACCCAAGCCACGCCGGACCAGCCCTCGGACCCTCAGGGGGCCTCCAGCGTTAGCGCGGGGTTTAGCTGGCACGCAAGGCGGCGCATGCTGTGGCTCACGACCATATTTTGTATGTTGGCGATCAGCTATGTACTATATACAGGGATGACTGGTTCTGTGGCTGAGACAGTAGTGACAATGTCGTTCTTCACAATCGTCTCAATGGTGGGGTCATACGTGTTCGGGGCAGCTTGGCAAGATATAGCAGCTATAAGGACAATAGGAAAATGACCATTCTCTGGAGATACTTTCCTCTGCTGGTGGCAGCCGGACTCGGTCTGGCTGCTTACTGGTATATCTCTAACATGCAAGTCAGTATTAATGATCTCATTGCCAGTAATGAATCGTTAGCATTGAAACTTCAAGCTGAAGAGATGAACAATAAGCTCGCTCTAGAAAATATTGATCAGTTGCGAAATGCCCAAGACGAACTGGTCAGGAGCGTTCAGGAAATGCAAGATAATCAGATAGCGGCGAGAGCCGAACTGGAGAGACTTGATGGCATATTCTCAGAGCACAATTTCGGAGCACTCGCTCAGTCTAAGCCAGGTCTTATCGAAAATCGCGTTAATCGCGGTACTGCTGACGTTATCCGCATGCTCGAGTGCGCCACCGGAAAAGTCCGTAAGGATTGTTCCGGTTGAATCACCTAAGACACGTGTGCTTCCGGATCCGGCACCTGTCAATTTGAAGGAAATACAGTGGGAAGTCTTTTCTAACGAACGCCTCCCCACAGCCGAACAATGGGTCTATATATCACTGACTCCCAAAGAATACGAGGAGTTGGCTCAGAATCAGGCCGAGCTTCTGAGATGGATAAAGGAGGCCAAGTGGAGACTTCAATACTACAGGAAACAAAATGACGGATGATGAAGTAAGGGTAGCAGTCCAGGAAGTCTTAGGTTCTTTAGGGTTTGATACTAGAGACAAGTTTGAAATGCAGAGACAGATGTCATCGCTGAAGGAGGTGGCAGATCTGATGAGAGACAAAGAATTCCGGGCTGACCTTATTCACTTACGAAAATGGAGAATGGCCACTGAAAAGATGAGCTGGATAGGGATGACAACAGTTCTGACTCTATTGATCACTGGTATAGCTGGAGCTATCTGGCTCGGATTGAAAGGAATGCTCGGCAAATGACCTATTTTCTTGGAAAACGTTCTCGCTCCAACCTTGAAGGCGTCCACCCTGTTCTCCTTGGGCTGGTCGAAGAAGCGATAAAGATCACGACACAAGATTTCACTGTGCTGGATGGACCCCGCACTCTTGCTGAACAGAAAGAGTACGTTGCAAAAGGTGTCAGCAAGACGATGAAGAGTCATCATCTTGTTAAATCAGACGGATTCGGGTACGCCGTTGATCTTGTTCCGTATATCAACGGTCAGCCCAGATGGGAGTGGATGCCGACGTGTCACGTGGCGTTCGCGATGACACAGGTGTCCAACCGAAAGGGAGTTCCGATTCGGTGGGGTGGCTGCTGGGAGTTGATAAGTCCGAACCGAGCGAACCAGTTTGCGTCTCCTGACATGCTCAAAGCGAGAGTGGATCATTACGTGTCTCTGCGAAGAAGTCAGCGAAGATCTGCGTTTATTGACGGTCCTCATTTCGAGTATCGGCCGGATCTGGCGTAAAGTTTGTCGTGTTATGCTCTACTTGGGTTGTCCTGCTTTACTTTTGCAGTGCACAATAGAAAAAAGTAGAGTACGGAAGAATGCTTTAATTACAAAGGCTTAGCTCCTGAGTTATGGAAAAAACTCTACCTGCTTTACTTGCACAACCTATTTTGCAGTTGCGGCGCAAAACGCGCAAAAGTTGTGCAACCCAAAATTGGCCCAAAAAGTAGAGTAAGTAGAGGGTTTACCATAACTCACCGTCTAAGCCGTTGTAATTGCTGCAAAAGTGCTGCTTTACTTTTATACTCTACTTGTTAAAATTGTAGAGTAAGTAGAGTAACAACTACCGGTTGTAACTGTCATGCTTTTGAAGACTTCTAAAGATCAAGTTAAAGAACCAGGAGAGTACTTCCCTGATCAGAAATACAAGCTGTTCTGGTTTATCTGTCCATGCGGAAGATGCCGAGGGCGCAGCGCCATCTCCTTGGGCAAGAAGGACGGCGAGCCCTCCCCGTCGTGGGATTTTAACGATAAGACTCAGAGTCTGCATCCGTCTTTGAATATCGTTGATCACTGGCATGGCTGGTTGAAAAATGGAACATGGAGAAAATGTTGAGACAGACATTTCTTGACGCGCTTATCGGCTCTGGACCAAACGAAGGCTTGACGCTTGGCGAAGCGATGGCGATGGGGACCATTGTCGAGATTGATGGTTGTCAGGTCAGAGTTGATCGTGAGCTGATTGAAAAGTATAGGAAACAGCATTACGCTGAACTGGCTGAAAGATACAGGAAGCTATCTTCCTGAGTACGCGTGTGTTATAGTTGTCGGTCTAGAAAAGGAGCATCATGATGAATATTGAAGACTATCCTCACTTGATTGAGCCATTCAAGCATCAGAGGGAGCATCTCCTCCAGCACGCTGAGACTAGGGCGTGGGGACTCCTCTGGGAACAGGGAACCGCGAAAACGAAACCGGTCATTGACACTGGTTGCTTCCTTTATCTGTCGGGCAAGATAAATGGAATGTTGGTCGTGGCCCCTCCTGGAGTTGAGAGAAACTGGAAGTCTGACGAACTCCCTTCTCACATGCTTCCAGACGTGGCTGATGATACTGTGGCGGAGGTCTTCAAGTCAGAACGCAAGCACACATTGAACCATAAGCAAAGAATGGCGAGGCTCTTGGAACACGAGGGCTTCGCCATTCTGCTCATAAGCTATCCCGCGTTCATGACAAAGGTTGGTAAGGATCTAGTCTGGAAGTTTCTGAAGAGCCGTCGCTGCATGATGGTTCTGGACGAATCGCACAATATCAAGAGCCCAGGAGCAAAGAGAACTCTGTCCGCTGTCGCTGCTGGCAAGCACGCTCTCTATCGCCGTATTCTTACCGGAACTCCTATGGCGAAGGGACCGTTTGATCTTTACGCGCAGATACGCTTCCTTGACGACCAGTTTTGGAAGAGACGTGGTATCGGTGGAGCCGAAGAGTTCCGCGCGCACTTCGGCAAGTACGCAACGCAAGAGGAACTTGTTCAGATGTACGCCGGACGTCGGATGCCGGACTACCCCGTCCTCCTGGGCTACCGGAACCTGGACGAGCTGACGGAATGGATAGCCAAGCTCACAGACAGAGTTTTGAAATCCAACGTGCTTGATCTACCTCCGAAGCTCTACACCAAGCGTTATTTTGAGATGTCCAAAGAGCAACAATCTGTTTATGATAACATCAGAGACAAATTGTACCACGAGTTCGCTGACGGTTCTTACGTTGATATAGACTTGGCTATCGTCAAGCTTCTCAGGCTCCAGCAGGTTCTGTGTGGTTATGTTCCAGTTGATCATGATACAATTGATCCAGAACCATTCATGGAGATACCGGGTAAGAATAACAGACTCGGTGTTATGGAACAGTTGCGCGACGAGTCTTCAGGACCTACAATAGTCTGGGTCAGATTTACCAGAGACGTGGAGAAGCTGCTCGACCTCCTTGGCGACGGTGCTGTCAGATACGACGGTAAAATTGATTCTGAGACTGCTGAGAAGAATAAGCTGAGATTTCAACATGGTGATGCTGACTGGTTCGTTGGCACTGCCCAGAAGGGAGGGCCGGGTCTCACTCTCACAATATCCAAGCACACGATCTATTATGCCAACAGTTTCAGACTTATAGACAGGTTGCAGTCTGAAGACAGACCTCATCGCGCTGGAATGAGCGATCAGGCTGTTCTCTACACAGATATCGTGTGTCCTGGAACCATGGATCAAAAAACGGTGGAAAACCTCCGTGAAAAAAGAGATATATCGGCTGGCATCCTTGGTGACCAGATCGAGGAGTGGATTTGATCATGACAGTTTACATTGTTCAAAAGCAGATGAGGTTTGATCATGCTAAGGGTGATCTTGTCCCCAAATTTCCTTCGATAAACAAGGCAGAGAAATTCGGGGAACTGGTGTATCTCCTGAGCCCAACGGCGAGCCCGTTTGGCGCGCAGAAACTTGTTGAGGAAATGAAGAAGAAGCTTGACACATACGGGAATGACGATCATCTCTTATTGGTCGGCAATCCCGTATTAATAGGAATGGCCAGCGCGATAGCTGCTGATCATAACCTAGGATTACTTCAGCTTTTGCAGTGGTCAGGTCGCGATAAGGACTATGTTTCAGTTCAGGTGAGGGTCTACTAATTATCGTTTTTACGCATCCTTAACTTGTCTTTTAAACGCCTTAGTGGTAATGTGTCTTCATTGAGGGTCAGGAGTAACGATGTCATACGACGAGTACGAGACCGCTGGTATCGGTCATAATAGGGTTGTCGCTCTGCAGGAACTGGCTAACAGACAGCAAGCTTCAGAGAAGCGAGTAGCAGAGCTTGAAGAAGCGCTCGACGAAGAAAAAAAGAAGCTTCGGCAGATCAGCGAAATTGAAATTCCCAATTTCATGGATGGTATGAACGGAAGTACAGAACTTCCGGATGGACGCAAGGTCACTATTAGTGACGCGGTGCGCGCCTCGCTGCCCAAGGACAGGGCGGACGAGGGGGCGAAATGGCTAGCAGAGCATAATTCTGGCTCTATTGTCAAGCAGAAGTTCGTTATCGAATTTAACAAGAACCAGGAAGACAAGGCCAAGGCTTTCGAAGAGTTTCTTAATTCAAATCCGAAGTGTCCAGTCTACACGCGCGAGAACTCCGTCCACCACTCGACCCTGACCTCCTGGGCGAGGAAGAAGCTTGAGTCTGGCGAACAAATCCCCATGGAACTCTTCGGAGTTCACGTTTCTAAGAAGACCAAAATCAAAGACAAATAACGGAATTCCCCGCCTCTCTATGCCGCGAGGGGGAGACTCATGTACAGGTACGCGTCTTGGGGTCCGATGCAAAGGCGGACGGGGGATAAATCCTGCGTTCATCAGGATTTCACGGCTCTTAACAACGAAAGACAAACGAATGGCTAGTAAAGAAGTAGCAAAGGCAGACAAGGGACAAGTCCCAGCCAACTACGAGTATGACAGTGACGAAGGTTTTGAAGATATCTCGTCAAACGACCTGTCAATTCCTTTTCTCAATCTGCTCCAGAAAACTTCGCCGGAAGTAGAAAACCAGACTGTTCCTGGTGCAGAGCCTGGAGCTATTCTGAACTCCGTTACTCAGGAGATCATTTCAGGTGAAACAGGGTTCGTCTTTGTTCCTGTTCATCGTGATGAGCAGTGGGTTGAATGGGTTCCTCGCAACAAGGGCGGCGGGTTCGTAGCTCAACACGATCCCAGCAGTGAACTCGTTCAGAACCTGATTGCGAAGAATAACGGTTCCCGTATGCCGCCCAAGGATGACGAGGGTAAGCGGATCATGTTCAAAAACAACGGAAACGAGGTCATTGAGACGTACTACATGTATGGACTTATTCTCGACGATCTTGGTGAAAGTGTTAACGGTTTCGCTGTCATGAGCTTTGCTTCTACGAAAATCAAGCCGTTCAAGGATTGGACGACTTCAATGTTCATGCTGCGCGTCGGTGGAAAGCGTCCTCCGATATTCGCAAACAGAGCACGTATCCGGACAACAAAGGAAACTCGTCCGTCAGGAACCTCGTTCAACTATCTCATCCAAGCGTTCAACGGCACTTGGGTCAATTCTCTGGTTGACCCGAAGGCTGGAGCTGCGGTTCTGCAGTCTGCAATGGACTTCCGCGAAATGATTCTGTCTGGAACTGCCAAGGCAGACATGACAAAGCAGGAGTCTGTAGCTGGTGACGGTGAAACTCCGTTCTAATTCTACGTTCTAGACGTAGAAGGTGCTGGCCGAGTTTGTTCCTCCCACAGGAGCTCGGTCAGCATTTATTTCAGTAGAACATGTGAGTATAGATTTATGGATTGGTCTCCACAACAGGAAGACGCGTTAAGAAAAGTTGGTGAGTGGCTGCGTGATCCCAACGCGGCTCAGGTGTTTAGGCTATTCGGGTTCGCGGGGACGGGTAAGACAACCTTGGCGCGCATATTTGCTCAGGATGTTAACGGCACGGTTCTGTTCGGTGCATATACTGGAAAGGCCGCATACGTGATGCGGACAAAGGGCTGTGAGGGTGCGACAACGATACACTCTCTCATATATAAGTCTCGCGAGAAGGGGGACGCGAGACTTAGGGAGCTTGAAAAAGAGCTAGAGGAATTATCTGAAAAACATAATGAAGATCATCCTCAGATTGTTGATATCCAAAAGGAGATATCACTTGAAAAGAGCAACCTGAAGCAACCATTCTTTGTGAAGAATCTGGACAGTGCTGTCAAGGAAGCCTCGCTTGTCGTAATCGACGAATGTTCTATGGTTGACCAAGACATGGCTCTTGATCTCCTGAGCTTCGGCACGAAAGTGCTAGTACTCGGGGATCCTGCTCAGTTACCACCAGTTGGAGGAGCAGGATACTTCACCGAAAACGTGACTCCTGACGTAATGCTGACCGAGGTTCACCGACAGGCAGGCGAGAGCCCGATAATCTGGATGGCGACCAAAGTCCGTAATGCGGAGAGCATCCCCTTGGGCGATTATGGAAATTGTGGAGTCATTGAAAAAGCCAATCCTGAAATGGTCTTCGATTATGACCAGATCTTGGTTGGAAAAAATAAGACCAGATCGGCAAGCAACAAGCGATTCAGGAATCTGCTCGGCAGAGAGAGCCCGTATCCGGTAGTCGAAGATAAACTCGTGTGCTTAAGAAATAACCACGAGGAAGGACTTCTTAACGGGGCCATATTTCACGTGGCGGAAGTCGGAGAAGTTGATGATAGAAAAATCTTGATGTCTATTCGTGGTGAAAACAGCAGGATCGTTCAGGAAGTTTTGGCGCACGAGCATCACATGCTTGGTTGCAGCGAAGAACTTCAATGGTACGAGCGTAAGGACGCTCAGGAGTTTGATTACGGGTATGCTCTGACTGTTCACAAGTCACAGGGAAGCCAGTGGGATAATGTTCTCTTGTTTGACGAAGCTCACGTTTTCAGAAAGGACAGATGGAGATGGCTCTACACAGGGATAACGAGAGCCGCAGAAAAGGTGACAATCGTCAGAATGTAGGGGGTACACTGACTCGCATTCACTCTGAAGCGAGTAAGGGACTATACTACGTGAACCATATGCTGACTAAGAGGAAGTTGTATAAACACGAATTAGACGAAGCCATCACCGTGCTTGAGAAGGCTGTGTCTGATCTTAAGAGTTTGAAGGAATACCACTATGGTGATGTGTGAAGCATCTGACAGGGTTCACGCCGAGAAATACAGGGGAATAGGTGAAGATCATAGGGAGTGCTGCAATAGAATTGCTTCCGCGTTGCAGGATAACCATGATCACTATATGGCTTTCAGACGAGCGCTGACCGGATTGCGCTTTTTGCCTCCTGGGCGAGTACAGGCGGGAGCAGGATCACTCAAGAATGTGACCCTGTACAACTGTTTCGTGATGGCGACTATTCATGACAGTTTCGTTGATGGCCCGACGGCCAGTGACATAGCGAAACTGGAATACGGAATGCATCCCCCAAGATCAATCATGCATACGGCTGTCGACGCTGCGACTACCATGAGACAGGGAGGGGGAGTTGGTTACGATATCAGCACTCTTCGCCCAAGGGGAGACACTATCGCCTCGGTTCAATCTGTCACTGATGGCCCTATGGCGTTCGCGCCGATCTACAATGCCGTGTGTCAGGCGACCTCTTCAGCTGGAAACAGACGAGGAGCTCAGATGCTCGTGTTGCGGGTTGATCATCCTGATATTGAAGAATTTGTCAGAGCGAAGCAGGCTGCAAAGGATATCCCATACAAGTACCGGCCTTTCACAGGCTTCAATTTCAGTGTCGGTATTACCGACGAATTCATGGAATGTGTCGCCGCAGAGAGACCTTTCGCTCTGCGCTTTGGTGGTCGCAAGTATCGAGAGATTGACGCCGTAGCTCTCTGGGAAATGATAATGAGAGGAACGTATGACTGGGCCGAGCCCGGTGTTCTTTTTATTGATCGCATTAACTACTGGAACAATCTCTATTATTGTGAGACTATTGCTGCTACGAATCCGTGTGGCGAGCAACCGTTGCCTCCGTATGGAGCCTGTCTTCTTGGATCTTTCAATTTGACGGCTTATCTTCGCCATGTAGGAGCTTCAGGAGGGGGAGGTCAGCCTGTCAAACCGGATTACGAATTTGACTGGGAACAGTTGGAAGAGGATATCCCTCACGTTGTGAGGGCTATGGACAACGTCGTTGACAGATCACGTTATCCTCTCCCTCAGCAAGCCCAGGAGGCGAAGCAAAAGAGGCGCATGGGCCTCGGTGTGACCGGACTGGCGAACGCCGTTGAGGCGCTCCTTGGGCGACCGAGTTATGGTGACGATGAGTTCGTCGCGTTGCAGGACAAGATCCAGAGGTTTATTACTCGCCACTGCTATCTCGCCAGTGCTGATCTAGCAATGGAAAAGGGAGCATTTCCCTTGTTCGACGCTGATCAATATTGTGAGAGTCCGTTCATTAAAACTCTTGACGAAGATGTTCAGCACTATATTCGTAATAAAGGAATTCGTAACAGCCATCTCACCTCTATAGCTCCAACTGGAACTATCAGTTTCTGCGCCAACAACGTCAGTTCAGGAATAGAGCCTGTGCTCGGCTACAGGCAGCAGAGACGTGTCATAATGAAAAACGGAACCGAGATCGTAGAAGTGGAAGACTACGGTGTCAGCAATCTCCGCATTGAGGGAAGACTGTCACAGAATGTCAGTGTTGATCAGCACGTCAACGTCATCGTGACTGCTCAAAGAAACGTTGATTCTGCTGTCAGCAAAACCTGCAACGTTCCCACCGATTTTCCATACGATCAGTTTAAAGAAATCTACTGGAAAGTTTTCAACGGAGGAGGCAAAGGATGCACCACCTATCGCCCGAACGGCAATTATGAGGATGTCATCAAGGCTGTTGAAAAGAAGCCAAGCGAAGAAGTGATCGCCTGTTCCATAACAGGGGAGTGCAGTGATTAATAGCTCTTGCAGATAAGACCAGGATGCTTTAAGGTTAATTTAACGCGCGATGGTGCGTTGTTTCAACTCAGAACAGGAAACCAGAATGACTGATACTATTGAATTTCAGGGTGAAAACTACACTGAGGAAAGCCTCAAGGCCATGGGTGTTGAGGAGCTTTTGACGCTTCGCAACAAGGTTGCTGAACAGCTCGGTGTTCAGGCTATCAAAGGTTTCAAGGATGCTCAGCAGGGTGCTGATTCATCTTGGAAAGCCCTCAGCAAGCTCCAGGCGAAGCGTGCCAAGCCTGAGGAAAAGGCAGAAAAGGCAAAGGCAAAGAAAGAAGCCAAGCCCAAGGAACCTCGTCCTACGCCGAAGTCTGCGGCTCCTCAGAAAGTCGAAAATCCTACCAAGGCGATGTTCCGTCGCATCCGGAAGATTGCTGCTCATCCTGGCACCGGCTATCGTATCGCCCGTTGGGAAAACTACAAGGACGGCATGACTCTTCTGGACTGCGCCGAGGGCGACAACATGACGCCTCTCGACGTTCACTACTATGTCGTCTACAAGCTCATGGAACTGGTCGAGCCGACTCAGGAAGAGTACGAACGCGAATACGCCGAATGGTGCAAGAAGAACGGCGTTGAGAATCGTCTTGAAGCCAAGAAGAAGGCTGACGAAGCCAAGAAGCAGAAGGCTGACGAAGCCAAGGCTGACGCCGAAAAGGCCGACGCATAATGCGGCAAGCCGCTGACTTTTTCGGCTTTATGGCTGAAAGGGAACGGATCCGCCTCCGAAGGGAGGCGGGTTCGCCCGCTCCGTGGACCCAGGATGATATCTTGGCCGCTTACAAATTCACCAATGTTCGTCGCCAGCATGATCGCACGAGCCGCGAGCTTATCGAAGATTTCTACTCTCGCCACAGTAACAGCGACAAGAGTGAGATACTCCTGAACTGCGCGCTGTTTCGGTACTTCGGCACTATCGAATTTGCACGCGCTATCGGCTGGCAGGATCCAATTTTATTTGATCCGGAACGAGTCAAAAGCATCGCTAAAACGCGCTTGTCAGAAGGCCAGCGAGTTTTCACTGGAGCCTACGTAATAACGAATCAGGGCATAGCAGCACCGAAGCAGAACGTTGTTGTGGACTATTTCATCAAAGGTCTGTTTAACGCTCTGTCAGGACTTATTCATGTTGTGGAAACCACGAACAAGTGGGAAGATCTTATCGCTCACATGAAGAATGTCGTCGGGTTTGGTGGAACCGGTTTCATGGCCAAGGAAGTAGTTCTTGACACGATGTATACGGGATTTTGGGGACCAGTCAATGTGGATGGTTTTTCTTTCCCTAGTGACTGGCTACTGTACACCCCGATCGGTCCCGGAGCGTTGCGCGGCGCGGCCCGCCTCCTTGGGCATGATGATCCCAAAGCTCCTGGAACCAAGATTTCTCAGGTAAAGGCAGCTTCGCTCATAAGAGATCTTTGCGATTTCCAAGGCGACTATTGGCCAGAGGAATTTGGTAAGTTGGCTCCTCATGACATACAGTTTCAGCTTTGTGAATGGGATAAGTATCAGCGTGTATTGCTTGGTCAGGGACGTCCAAGAAGTAGATTTCGTTCAGGGTGAGGGTGCTAACTCGTATGGCCGGAAAGAGGAGAGGTAAGTGTTATGAGGGTGATACTTACGTTTGTTCAACTCATGGATATGTTATGGAACTTCATAACGGAAAATGGGTTCGGCAGCATAGACTCAGAATGGAGAAAAAACTAGGAAGAAAACTAGAGAGATGGGAAGTTGTTCATCATAGAGATGATAATAAAGAAAACAATGATTTAGATAATCTACGGTTAATGAATGACCCTGATCATAAATCTCTTCATTCCTCAAAAAGAAAACACAAACCTGAGACTAAACTAAAAATGAGCAAAGCTGCAAAGGAAATAGCTAGTGATCCGGAAGAAAGGAAAAGAAGATCTGAAAGAGCTAAACAGCAGCATTTTGAGTGTAGATTTGGAAAACACTAGTGATGGTGTCTAATGGCGAAGAAGTTTGTTCGTAAGAATGTGTATCTATGTAATGCGTGCGGCGGAGGATGGGTCTCCGCCGATCTTGATATCGGGGTCACACCGTTCATGGATCAGTGTCCTCTATGTGGTCGCTTGGAGGGGCGAAGTCTTTTCTATAATGTTCCTCAGCCTATACTCGCAGATATTCCAGCCAGAGTAGAATGGTATAAGCCAACTCACGCCGAAAAGGCTGGTCTCACAAACATGATGCTGTCGCATGTTCAGAACGGCGGACTGGTCAGAAGACTGGTGCCTGTCAAGGTTAGACTTGGAACTTTAAAACAAAGAACGATGGACAAATGGACAAAATAAACAACACGATTCAGCATGATCCCGAGAACGGTAAGTGGGGAGACTGCTTTCGCTGCTGCATGGCTATGGTTCTCGGTCTCCCTGTAGAAGATGTTCCGCATATCTATGAGGGATGCCAGAATGGTCCTATAGATAGGGAAGAACGAGAAGATAGGATGCGGAAGTTCCTAGGTCCACTGGGTCTTAAGGAAATGAATATTCCGTATGATACTAGTGACTATGAATCTATACTATTGACCATTTCTGCGTTCTCCCCTGGAGTGGCTTATCTGTTGTCTGGTAAAAGCAGAATAGGAGCCAATCACTGCGTTGTCTGTCGCGACGGCGAAATATACCATGATCCATCCGGAAACGGTATCGTTGGACCGACAAGTACAGGATATTATATGGTGACATTCTTTGTTGCGAAGCCAGCCTTGTTCAAGACCCATGCTTTAGGTGAAATATGAGAATATACATCCCGACTCGGTCTCGCCCGTATCAGCAGTTGACCTACGACTTCTTCAAGGAAGTTGCTGACATAACGTTCGTGTGCAGGCGTGAAGATCTGCCCCCGGATTACTCTGGGGATTGGATTGAGACTACCGATGAAAAGATCAGAGCCAAGAGACAGCTAATCTTGGACAGAGCTTCAGAGTCAAAGTTCGCCATAATGGACGACGATTTGCGGTTCTTTCGTAAGCTGTCCATAGGTGGTCTGACTAATATGTTCGCGACAAGCACGCTGATAAGTCGCTTGAACGAGGTGAGCAACAGATACGCTTTGACAGGAATTCATCCTAGGTTTATGATTAACACGGCACCCCCACTAATGAAAGAGTTCTCCAAAATATTTCATGTGATGGTCATAAATCGCGACAAACTGCCACAGCCGAAACCGAGCTTTCGACTGGAAACAGGGGAGGATCACGACTTCCATCTTCAGGTCATAACTCGCGGCGGGAAGACAGCCGTTCTCACTGATTACGCCCAGGATGACAAGGAGGGCGCTCCGGGTGGATGCTCGGACTGGAGAGAGGATGTTCTTCAGGATGTTGAAGAACTGAGAGCGCTGTGGCCAGAATTCGTTAGAGTTAAGCCGAACGGACGACCAGTAATCTATTTTAAGAAGGCGAGTAAGAATGTACAGACAGGCTCCACCGTATTGCGTTCAGATCGAGCTGACTGAGGGATGTCAACTAAGATGCTCGTTTTGCGGGCTGAATGGTATTCGCGGCAAAGAACACAACTTCAAGTTTCTCACTAGGGAGACGGCTTCCAAGATAGCGAGCGACATGAAGACTAGCGGTTGGAATTCGCGGCTGGAGTTCGCCATGCACGGCGAGCCAACCATGAATCCTGATCACGCAGAAATCATTGGAATATTTCGTGAGCATCTTCCGCGAAACTACATGCTCATGGAGAGTAACGGCGGAGGACTTCAGGGCGACTCCTTGGGCAAGATAGACGCGCTGTTCAACGCTGGATTGAACACGCTGGCTCTGGACGAATATCAGAACATCAAGCTCGTTCCGAAGATATGGGAGAAGCTTGAGTCTGCGTGGATGGAAGCAGAAGACACCTTTCTTCTTGGTGATCTGTTCACCAAGAAGGTGAGCGTCTACAAGTACCCTGATGACGGTCCCGTCGCCAATCCGCACCAACGTAAGAACTCTCGAAGGCTCGTGTGGATACGCCCGATAGACGTCAGCACCAAGGGCACACACGCCTCTCTGGGCAACCACTGCGGCGCTGGAGCTCCGAAGAACAACAATGCTGATGGGCATCGCTGTGCCAAGCCGTTCAGGGAAATCAGTTTTCGGTGGGATGGTAGCGTGGCCGTCTGCTGTAACGACTGGCGCGGTGTCATGCCTGTCGGAAATATAAACGAGCTGGACATTGATGAGATCTGGCATCACCCTCGCATGTATGCCATGAGGAAGATGCTGTATCACGGAGATCGTTCTGTCGGTGCTTGCAATGGCTGTGATCATAAGAGTTATCGTCCTGGTTTGCTTCCGGACCATAAAGGACAATTAGAACTACCTAAGGCTGATGATTGGGACAGAGCAGCTATACAGGTTATGATCGAGAGCGGACCACTCACAGAACCTGTACTTCGCCCCTGGGAGAAGAGCGATGGGGAATAAGAGAACATGGCCAATGAGATTTTCGGACGCAGGGAGAACACATATCAACAAAATCCTAGACGATCCCAGATCTGGCCATGATATTCTCTGGAATGCCAAGGAACAGTTCTATCATAGAGGTTCCACTGACATGGATGTCTGGGTTAGACAAAAAAGATGGAAAGAAGCTGTGGAAAAGCTTCCAGAGAAGGCAACCATTCTGGATCTTGGTGCTCATACTGGAATGTTCGCCAACTATGTTCGCCACGAGAAAACTGACGGGGACTATTCCTTCATATGTGTTGAACCTGATCCAAATAATCTCAGGATATTAGAGAAAAACTTGACACAGGCTGATGAGATTCAGCCTGTGGCCGTTGCGACGGAAGACGGAGAATCTCACCTTTGGCTTGGGAAAATTAATCCAGCCTCGAACAGCACTAGACCTGTTCGTGGGCGAGAGAAAATCACTGTCAAGGCAAAATCATTTAGTCGCTTCTTGAGACTAAACCCTTTAATGATCAAGTGTGACATTGAAGGGTATGAGTATAAACTTGACTGGACTCTGATACCAAACTCGGTAGAACTCTTGGCGTTTGAATTTCATTTTCTTAGAGACAGTGATAAAAGATCTTTCCAAGAGCTTTGGGATGACTTGCTGATGATGGGGTTCTACGCTGTCAAGGAGCCTACAATAAATCGTTTCTATAAAGTAACCACGGGAATATTTGCGCGATGAGTCAAGTAGATCTGTACTATCTTAGTCCTAACACGACCGGAGGATGGGTCACATACACCTATCATCTGGCCCGCACCCTGGAAGCCCAAGGGCACGAGGTCCGGCTGTTCAAGGTGAGGCCGAAGACCGAACGGACACTACGTCCTTTCGGTTACGGACTTCGCTATCAGAATGTGTCTCTTAGCGTGGCTGTCGGACAGGTTGAGAAGAACCCTTCTATCATTGTTGCGGGTGCGAAAAACTTCCGAAACGAAACTAGCACTCTGTATCACAACGGGGCTCACCTGATTGTTCACGATCCAACAGAGCTAAAAAATTTGCCCGAGCTCTCTGGTGGCGAGCGCTGCGCTGTGATACGAAAGGTAGCGCTGAGAGCGCTTCCGAGAGCTACATTTATTCGTCATCCCTATGTCCGTTTTGGAAACGAACATACCCACGAAAAAACGGTGTTCGCCATAAGTACGTGTCGCATTGACTTTGACAAGCGTACCCATATCTTATTGGACGCGAACAGGTTACTACCTGATGATAAGAAGATCACCATCAGGGGCTTCGAAAACCGCTTATACACCAGATTCAAGATATGCCCGAACTATCCTGAATGGGTTCAGTCTATCAATCACTATGACCGTACGGAAAACGCTGCTTACGAATTGCTCTCCGAAGCTCGCATTGCGTGTGATATGTCTGTTATCAAGGGAGACGGAGGCGGGACACAGTACTCGTTTCTTGAAGCTTGGGATGCAGGCTGTCATGTGATCATTAATGAAGAATGGATTCATGGTGGTCACACTGATCAGTATGGTAAATATGATGATGACATGCAGGATGGGGAGAACTGCACTGTTGTCGAAGATGGTGAAACTCTGGCCGAGCATCTGATGCAGATGGACGACATTGAGAGTGAATGCATCGTTGAGGGTGGATTTAGAAGTTTAGAGAAACACGATCCGAAAATTATCGGACCGCGGTACGAGGAGTTCCTTGGGCTATGAAGACAATTGAAGCAAGAAATGTTCAGCAAGCATTGTTCAGTGGATTAGAGCATGTCAGGGCGTTCGGTGTGCCGAGAGCCAGCCGAGCGGGTCCAGTGCTTGTCCACCCAGGACCAGTGACAACCGTGTATCAAAAGCCGGACGAGCGCGTGGTGTTCTTCCCAGAGAGGGATGCCAATCCGTTCTTCCACTTCATGGAAGGGCTGTGGATGCTCTCTGGGCGAAACGACGTGGAATGGATATCTCGGTATTCTTCCAATATTGCACAGTTCAGTGACAACGGTGTCACGTTCCACGGCGCTTACGGAAAGCGCTGGAGGAATTATTTTCCTGACTGTTACAAGGATCCGAACGATCCAATGGATCAGCTCGCTGTCATTGCCCAGAAGCTGCACGACGACCCAAACGATCGCCGCGCAGTTTTACAAATGTGGGATGGACCCGTTGATCTGTGCCGTGTGGGGAAGGACGTTCCGTGTAACCTGATGGCGAACTTCCAGGTCAACCAGAATGGTCTGTTGGACATGATCGTGTTCAACCGATCAAACGACATCATCTGGGGAGCATATGGCGCGAACGCGGTTCACTTCAGCATGCTCCACGAGGTTTTGGCGGCGTGGGTCGGTGTGCCTCTTGGGCGATATTGGCAGGTGAGCGCGAATTGGCATGCTTACGAAGAAACGCTTAAGAAGACGCTGGAAGTCTTGGAATACCCGTTCTACTGCCCATACTCCAGCAGACAGGTTCAACCCTTCAGCATGGTTAATACTGACATTGGAACATGGTTCCAGGATTTGTCAGTGTTCATGGAACAGGGGTGCATCACGGGATTCGCTGACAAATTTTTCAGGCGAGTAGTTACTCCCATCCAGATGGCGTGGGACGCTTGGAAGAATAAGGATGATCTTAACAGAGTTGACACTGCTATCCGTGAGATAAGACATTGTAAAGCCACCGACTGGAATATGGCCTGTCGCCAGTGGCTGGAAAGAAGGAATAAGTAATGCTCCTAGATACGCCCTTAAAGAGAATCAAGTACATGCGCGAAGCTTCCATAGTGGAGAGATGCCACAGGGAGCCTATTCTTGGTTCGTACAATAACGGTTTTCACACATACGGGATGCTGTGTATTCTGAGAGAGGTTGAACCTGACGCTCCTGTCGATGTGCTGTGGCACATTATCGGGCACGACCAGCCGGAACGCTCCACCGGTGATATTCCGGCTACGAGCAAGTGGTTCGGTTTGATTGATAGCGAAAAGCTTGACGAAGTCGAAGCCGGTCTCATGCACGGTCTCAACTTTCCAAATACTCCTCAAGATGAATACTGGAAGTGGACCGTAAAGGCTATTGATCTGCTAGAGCTTTACTATTTCTGCAAAGATCAAATTGCTCTTGGCAACACTAACTTGAAAAGGATGCATAGCAGAATAGGTTTATGGTTTGATAAGAATAAGGACAAAATACCTTGGAATACCAGAAAACTGATATATGAATCTTATCATGCAGACTGGGAATATTTACCGGAGTTGAGCGATGACATTAGCGAATGAAACACAGGTGGGGGGAACCCACTATGCTTGTGAATATCAGCATTGGGATCTTGTCCATGATGTCGGATTTGGATATCTGGAAGGTCAGATCAGTAAGTATGTCTGTCGGTGGCGAAAGAAGAACGGTGTACAAGATCTTCAAAAAGCTGCTCACTTCGCGGCGAAACTTCAGGAGGTTTTCATCGGTGGTGGCGTCAGCAAGCAGATAGTGTCCCCGGATATTGTTGACCACTGCATCAAGAAATTCGCCAACCACAATTCTCTAGAGCCACGGGAGATAGGAATATGCGTGGCTCTGACTCGTTGGGCTGATGTTCGCGATCTACAAATTATCCGAAACATGATTGATGAGATGATAGAGATAGCCAATGCTGGTCAGATTTCTCAATAAAATATTCGACAGAGTTTCGCGAGAGCCTGACTTTGTTATTGGACCAAGCAAGGATGACCCTTACATGGAGAGATGGTGGGTCATTCCTCGTAATAAGGTCTTCAATATCTACAGACATGAGATGCTGCACGACGACGATGATCGGGCACTTCACGATCATCCTTGGTGGAGTTTATCCCTCTGCTTGAAAGGAGTGCTTATTGAGCACTACCTAGACGGAGACTATGAGGCCGTCCGTGTTATTCGCCCAGGGAGGTGGGTGTTCCGGAATGGCAAGTTCGCTCACCGACTGGTGGTTCCGCATGGCAACGCGAGAACGTTGTTCATCACGGGACCACGTTTTCGTGTTTGGGGTTTCCATTGTCCGAAAGGTTGGATACCGTTTTACGAGTTCGTCAAGAAAGATGACGAAGGAAGCGTTGGAAGAGGGTGTGGAGAAGTAGATGGCAGTTCGGAAGAGCAGAAAATATGACGCGTCTGACGGAAGCGCTCTTCAGCTAGGCATGTTCGAAGTTCCTTCGGACTGGACGGCGTTGGCGGTTAGCCAGCTCCCCTCCTGGGCGAATGCTAAGCGGGTAGCCATTGACGTGGAAACTTATGATCCACATCTCACGACTCTCGGCCCAGGATGTAGGCGCGAGGGATACGCGGTAGGATGGTCGTTTGCTATTGACGGAGGACCATCTTACTATCTTCCATATCGTCACGAGGGCGGCGGTAATCTTCCTGCCCAGGAAGTGATTGCGTATCTTGGCGAGCAGTGCGCAAAGTTTGATGGTGAAATCGTAGGAGCCAATCTCAATTATGACATTGATTGGGCGGCAACTGATGGAATTATCTTTAACTCTGACGCTGTTTTCCGAGATGTCCAGGTCGCAGATCCGCTGATTTACGAGCTTCACCAGAGCTTCAGTCTTAAGAACATTGGTGAGAGATGGGGAGTTGAAGCAAAGGATGAGGAACTGCTTGAGAGAGCAGCGCATCAGGCAGGGGTTCACCCAAAGAAAGGATTGTGGAGACTTCACGCTAAATATGTGGGAGGATACGCGGAAAGAGACGTCACGTCTCCCCTCGAAATTCTGCGACGACAGGAGGAGAAGATTGAGGGACTAGGTCTGCGACAAATATGGGAAGTTGAGTCCAGGGTGCTTCCTGTGCTGGTCAAGATGCGTCAGCGCGGCGTTCTCATAGATACCGACAGATTGTCCCAGATTGCTGCTTGGTCACTGACAGAGCAGATGAAAGAGCTGAGGAAAATTACAGATGCCACTTCCGTCAAAATTGGACTCGGAGACTTATTCAAAGCTGATGCAGTCGCTCCTGCACTCGAAGCAATCGGTATTAAGGTTGGAAGAACACCCAAGACCGGTCTTCCTAACATCGACGCCTCCTTTCTCGAAGGAATCGACCATCCCGTTCCGGCAGCTATTCGTCGGGCGAGAAAGCTCGACAAGATCAGAACCACATTCGTGGCATCAATTGAACGTTACATGATCAATGGAAGAATACATTGCACCTTCAACCAAATCGCAAGGGAAGACGAAAAAGGAGAACAGAAAGGCGTCCGTTTCGGCCGCCTTTCGGCTGTTGACCCAAATCTTCAGCAGCAGCCAAGCAAAGACCGAGACCCTGACGTGGCCGGAATGTGGAGGCAGATCTACGTTGCTGAACCGGATTCTGTGTGGGGGTGCTGCGATTACTCCCAACAGGAGCCCAGATGGACCACACATTTCGCGGCTGTCCTGGATTTACCGAGGGCCAAGGAAGCTGCTCAAAGATACGTTAACGACCCTGACGCCGACAACCACGACATGATGACACGCCTCGTGCACGGAGATGAGGCCGTAGACGCTATGGAAAAGGGCGACTACAAGGTGAAACGCGCGGCGTGCAAGAACATATTTTTGGGCATATGCTACGGGGAAGGCGGTCCAAAACTGTGTCGTGATCTAGGCTTACCAACGCGCTGGAGACTCACAGTAGGGTGGGGTAGAGAGAAGGAGTCCTACTATTTTGAAACCAGAGGAGAAGCTTGGAACGCTAGGCAAGATCTTGGAAAAGGTAGTTTCCGAGAAGTTGCTGGCGTGGAGGGACAGGCCGTTCTCGACGGCTTCGACGAAAATGTCCCTTACGTGCGAAAGCTCGCAAGAGCAGCTTCGGACAGAGCCGAAAGCGTCGGATTTGTCCGAACGGTTTTGGGCAGAAGACTACATTTCGCCACTCGAGAAGACGGATCCTACGATTGGACACACAAGGCTCTCAACAGAGTTATACAGGGTTCGTCTGCGGATCAGATGAAACTGGCCTTGATCGAGATTGACAAGGCTGGTCACTATCTTCAGTTGCAAGTTCACGACGAAGCTAACGCGAGTTGCCAAGATCCGAAAGAAGTTCTGCGGATGGCGGAAATAATGCGTGACTGTATTCTTCCTTACGCGAAACCTCTGGTTCCGTTCAAGGTTGATGCTGAGTATGGACCAAACTGGGGAAACCTGAAAAATGCGTGAGCACTGGAAGGGAATATTCAAACTTATAGAAGAAATGGGAGAGCTTTCGCAGTTGCTCGGCAAGGCTGGACCGTTTCCCAGGATGGGGCACCCAGACGGAAGGGGGGAAGCACGAGAAAGACTACCTAAGGAAATAGCGGATGTTTACGCCGCTCTGGACTATTTTGTTGAAACAAATCTACCTCAGTGCGGTAACGATATTACTTCTAGGAGAAAACAGAAACTAAATCAATATCGTGATTGGGGATTAACAGGAGTATTTAATGTCGAATATAATGGTTGATCTGGAAACTCTCGGTATGTCGCCGGGATGCGCTATCCTGTCTATCGGTGCTGTCGAGTTCAGCGCCAACGGGCTCGGTCGCGAGTTCTACACGGTGGTCAATACTGAAAGCTGCTACGCGGCTGGATTGGGATATGATCAGTCAACGCTGGATTGGTGGTCAAGGCAGAAAGAGGAAGCTGCCATTGTGCTTGAAGAAGCAAAACAGACGAATGTTTCGCTTGGACAAGCCCTGGGAGATTTCAAGAGCTATCTGTCGTTCTGGGATCGTACCAAGGTCAAGATCTGGGGCAATGGTTCGGACTTTGATAACGCTATCATGGCTTGCGCCTACAAGGCTCTGGACTCTACTCTACCGTGGAAGTTCTGGAACAACCGATGCTACCGGACACTGAAGGGTCTTCGTCCTCTTGTTCAGTTTGACAGGAAGGGAACCTACCACAATGCGCTCGACGACGCGAAAACGCAGGCGCTCCACGCGATTGAGATCTTCCGTGAAATCAAATCTGGTTGATATTGACGTTGTCGTGGTGCACGAAACACCCGACGCGTTTCTCGTGAAATGGGACCCAGACCGCGACGCGGTCTGGCTTCCTAAATCTGCATGCGAGTTTCAAGCTACCGATGGTTCTGATATCGGCATCTTGACATTGCCTGAACGCTTGGCTGAAGAGAAGGAACTGTTATGATACTGTCCGCTCAGTCCATACGGAAGAAAGGTCTTCTCACTCCTATAGAGGATCGCACTGAACATCGTGGCCGAACGTATGGACTGAGCGCGTGCGGTTACGACGTTCGCGTTGAGTTTGACGGAACTGGTGAAAGAAACTGGATAGTTCTTAATCCAGGAGCATTCACGCTTGCATCCACGATAGAAAGATTCACGATGCCGAATGACATCGTGGGGATTGTGCACGACAAGTCCTCCTGGGCGAGACAAGGACTGGCCGTCCAGAATACTGTGATAGAACCGGGTTGGTCTGGTTGGTTGACTCTTGAGTTAACCAATCACTCAAAGACACCGATTAAGATATATCGTGGTGTTGGGATAGCGCAGGTGATATTTCACCTGCTAGACGAACCAACGGAGCAGGAATATGATGGTAAATATCAAGCCCAGGAGAGGGGGCCGCAGGCGGCACGATGAGTGAGAACAATGGAACGCGAGCAAATCTCGTTAGAGTCCTCAAACCTTTGCACGCGATTCCTGTGGAAAACAGAGTCAGAGAAGGCACTCCAGATGTTAATTGCAGATATGGTTGGATAGAATGTAAGAGACTGAGTAACTGGCCACCTTTCCCGGGCTCTCGTCCGGTGAGGTTAAAACATCCGATACTGGATACACAGATCAGGTGGATAAATAAGAGAGCAAAAACGGGAGAACAAGTCTTGGTCTGCTTGCAGGTGTACCGAGACTGGTTCTTCTTTGATGGAGTACTGGCGTGTCAGAAGTTAGGGAACATGACGAAACCGGAGATGTTCGAGAATTGTCTTCTCCACATGAAGGGGCTGAACGGTCCCGTACTGATGGACTGGATGAGAAAGCACTGGAACGCCACGAGAAGTTTCTTATAAGTAGAAGAAGATCAAAGGAAACTCAGCAGCAGGCCGCTGACCGTCTCGGCATTACGAGAAATAGTTACGTGATGCTTGAGAAAGGAACACGGGAATTTCCTGATATCCCAGAACCAAAGGTCATGTTCTTACTTGATTACGAACGATGCATGCTCTATCGTAGACGTTGTGGGTGGACCCAGGAAAAACTTTCTGCAGAGTCTGGTCTCAGTCGCAACTGGATTCGTCAGATGGAATGCGGCATAGTTAGCTGTGAGAGACTGATTTGGTTCTGGGAGTGCTGAAGTGGGGGAAGCAGGGGAATTTCTTAGCAAGTGGAGACCGGATGGTCCGTGGATTCTTACGGCAATAAGTCTTGACAAGCAGTCAATAATTACGAAAACTTTCGATGACCTCGCGCTTGTTGACAATTTTGTCAGCGAGCACGAGGGTATTCGCAATATCTATTTTACAGTTAACAGAACAATTAGTTCTGTTAACAAGAAGCCTATGAAAGAAGTCATGCTGGCCGGGGACTGGCTGCATGTGGATATCGACCCTAAAGAAGGGGCCGATATAGGCAAAGAACGTGGTCGCATTCTGTCTCTTCTGATGGGGGAACTACCAGAAGGCATTCCTGAACCAACCGTGGTGATTGACTCTGGTGGCGGTTATCAGGCGTTTTGGAAGCTAAAGACGCCTGTGATAGTTGACGGGCGTGTTCAGCTTTGCGAAGAATTTGAGGCATACAACAGGAGACTCGAGCAGGTCTTCGGCGGTGACAATTGCCACAACATAGATCGGATAATGCGTCTCCCAGGAACGACCAATATTCCGGACGCAAAGAAACAGAAGAAGGGAAGAACGAAAAGAAAAGCTGTAGCTCTGAAGTTTGAGGACTTGAAGTACGAACTTTCGGACTTCAAACCAGCCGGAGATATTCAAAACTTAGAGGAGAAAAAGGATACAGGGTTCGGAATAGAAGTTGATCTGTCGGAGGATCCTCAACTAGTTCACGACCTGGATGTTCTTGACGGATACAATGCTGACGACTCTCTTCGCATCTCAATAGCCCAAGGGAGAGACCCGGACATAAGGCTCAAGGGCGATAACAGTCGGTCTGCGTGGCTGTGGAGATCGGTCTGCCGGTTGGTGGAGATCGGTGTTCCTGACGACATAATATACGGGATCATCACGAACGAGAAGTTCGGTATTTCTGAGTCTGTCATAGAGCAGAAAAACCCGAAACGATACGCTATACGGCAGATTAAAAAAGCCAAGGAACACGGCGTCAGTCCTCACCTGATGCAGATGAATGAGAGGCACGCAGTCATCGGCAGCATTGGAGGAAAGTGTCGCATTATTCAGGAAGAGTACGACGAAAGCCTCAACAGGTCCAGGGTCACGATATCCTCATTCGCAGACATCGGGAATCGCTACAACAATCAGAAAGTGAAGATCGGTGAGAACAAGGACGGAGCGTCCGTCACCATCCCCTTGGGCAAGTGGTGGCTGAACCATCAGTACAGAAGGCAGTATGACTACATGAGATTCTCTCCAGGGAAGGAAGAACCGGGACTGTACAATCTGTGGCGAGGATTCGCGGTGTTGTCGAAACCCGGTGACTGTTCTCTGTATCTGGATCACTTAGAGAACAATGTCTGTTCTGGAAGCAAGGAAGTCTACTGGTATCTCATCAGATGGATGGCTCGGTGTGTTCAGCAGCCAGACACTCACGGCGAGACAGCCATAGTTCTCAGAGGAAAGAAGGGTGTTGGGAAGTCCATAGTCGCCACAATCTTCGGGCGACTATTCGGAAGACACTACATGCAAATTTCTAACTCTGAACATCTTGTAGGCAAGTTCAACGCTCATCTTCGTGACGTATCTTTGCTGTTTGCTGACGAGGCGTTCTACGCTGGCGACAGAAAGCATGAGTCAGTTCTCAAGATGCTCATCACAGAAAAGTTCATACCTATCGAGCACAAGGGTCTGGACGTTGAACCATCTCGCAGCTATATCCATCTTATAATGGCTGCGAACGATCCTCACGTAATTCGTGCATCTGGTGACGAAAGACGCTACCTCGTTCTGGAGGTTTCTGACAATAAGATTCAGGACTCTGTTTACTTTGGAAACATGATAAAGCAGATGGACAACGGGGGTTGCGAAGCTCTCTTGTACTATCTTCAAAGCATAGATCTGGAAGGGTACGAGGTCAGAGACATACCACAGACAGATGCTCTGATGGAACAGAAGCTCTTAAGCCTGAACGTTGAAGAAGAATGGTGGTTCAACAAGCTGCAAGAAGGAAGGCTGATATCGGATCATGATGATTGGAATGAGGAGGTCATGGTGGATACGATTGTCGACGACTTCATTTCGTACGCTGACAACTGGAAGATCTCTAAGAGAGGCAACCAGACTTCTCTCGGTCGCTTCCTGAAGCGTGTTGTCCCGCACCTTGGGCGAGTTCAGAAGCCGACAGACTACGAGGAAGTTGACGCTGGCAGAGTGTATAAAAAGACTGGCAGAAAATATTTCTATCAGTTCGGAACTTTGCAAGAATGTCGTGATTCTTGGAAACAGGCGCACGGTTTATCAAGCTGGGAAGACATACAGTTTATAAACAGCCAGAAAAAGAAAACCCCATTTTGATAGGGCGCGCGTGCCTTTGGGCGTGGCCGCTGGTATAATGCGCTCAGCAGCCCTCCGGCGTTGCGTGGGCGGTTTGTAGAACCGTTTACGCTATATACTAGGGGCGTGCTGGCAGTGGCGTCAGGGAGGTCATGAGGGTGGCGGAGAGTAATCTGCTGAGTGCTGTTCGCCTCCTCCTGGGCAGGGTGCCGGTCGCGGCGGCTAGACCAACTATCGCTTTCATTATTAGGGAGAAACCTTGGGCTGTTAATCTGAATTACGAGTGGATACACAAGGGAACCATAGAAGAAGTTTTGGAGAAGTATCCAGAACTTGACTTCTATGATGGACAAGAATACGTGAGTATCATAACGGAGACCAGTAATGACTGAGTACGTCATCTTTAAGACTGACAGTGAAATTGACCCTATCGCGTTTACGACATTCGGTGTGACTGCCAAGCCGAATACGGACAGCCCGATTGGATACTTTGGGACAGGACTGAAATACGCGATAGCAGTGCTTCTCCGAAATGATGCTCAGGTCTACATTGACATTGGCAAGACTCGGTGGTCTTTCTATAAAGACAAACGCGATTTCCGTGGACAGGAGATTGAGCGTATCTGCTGGCTCGTCGGTCAGAAGAGACTGGGAGAGCTTCCGTTCACTACTGACTTGGGTAAGAACTGGGACTTCTGGCAGGCTTACCGTGAGTTGGAGTCTAACACTCGCGATGAGAACGGGACGACCACAGTCGGGCCGTTATCTACTCCTACTGAAGGGGTGACTCGCATGTATATTGATCATCCAGAGATGATCAAACTCCACAGCAGCAAAGGCAAGGTTTTCTTGGATCAGAGTCTGACTCGAAGGGCGGAGTCAGAAGGCGTAGAATTCTACTCCGGACAGTCAAGCTACCTGTACTATCGCGGCATTCGCTGCATGACCCTGCCGCGTCCTTCGATTTACACCTACAATATCACGAAATTTCTTCCTCTCACTGAGGATAGAACTCCTGGTAGCGAGTACACGGTCAAGAGATATATTTCCGAAGCTGTAATGAAGCTTAAGGATCCAGACCTTATCCAAATCATCATCACGGCAAACGAGAACAAAACCTTTGAAGGTACTCTCAGCTTTGATGATTACTATTTGTCTGGAGACGTTTTCACAAAGACAGTTCAGGAATCGGTATCACACGACGGCTATGTCATGGCTCAGGTGAAGTCCTTCTTCAATCGCTACATGATAGAGAGTTCAGAAGAGCGAAGAGTCATGCTCATGATGAAGGAGTCTGAATGGAAGGAGATCTGGGGGCTGGTTGAAGGAGAACCAAACGCCTCTGTGGACGCGTTCAGGTCTCAGCTCAATATGGAGCGCATCAAGGTATGACAATCTTCAAAGTGCAGAAGCCCATGACTACCACTGACCCGAACAGGCACTGGATGCTGTATCCGAAGACCGGACAAACGTACTTCATTAAGGAGCATCAGGTTCCAGAACGAATGAAGACTATCATGGGGAACAAGTTCAAGGCGTTCATGGAGATCAGTCTGACTGTGAATGACAAAGGGGCCATGACTATTCGGAAGATAAAGCGTACCGGATGGAGGAACTGGTGAAGACAGTTATCGTCGGTATCGCACCGGCTCGCCCAGGAGAGGAGGGGCAGCCGCTGTCGGCCGTCTCTCCTCAGTCGACAGGCAGAAAAATCGCAGACATGATCGGAGTCGGCAAATACGAATACATGAAGGCGTTTGACCGGATCAATCTGTGCCCGTTCGCGCAAGAATCCACGATTCCAGTCGCTGACTGGATGCCTGCGGCGTCAAATTTGGGAGCGTCGCTCCTGCGAGGGCGACGGGTTATCCTCCTGGGCGTGAACGTGGCGCAATGCTTCGGGATTGTCCCATCACCGCGTGATTTCCTGAAATGGGTCGATGATCCAGGGGAACGAATCCCTAATTACGGATCCGTTGGTTGGAACGCCGGAGACAGACGACCTCCGTTCTCTTGGTCCATACTGCCGCATCCCTCTGGTCGCAATCGCTGGTATAACGTGAGTAAGAATAAGGAAGACGCAGTCGCCTTCCTTAAACAAGAGTGGGAGAGAATGCGTGGGATACTATGAGCGTCAGCAGGATCTTGGTAAAAAGATGCTGTATCTGGAGAAGATGGGCGAGCGAGAATTCAACGACGAACTCGCGAACATAATCAGGGACTACTGGAGTCAGCAAGGAAAATCCGTTGAAGTGAAGGTCATGATTCAACAAACTTCCGAAAAGAAGCAACCGGTCTGGGTAATCTGCTCAAACATGATCGATGGTGTCCCGAAATGCGTCCACAAGTCTTCAGAGTGACGAAAGCGAATGTCGGTTTTAGAGCTGAGGGTGGAGGTTCAGTATGGCACATAACTGAACCTCCACCCTTACTTCTCAACATCTTTGATCTAGGTTGGGGAGAAAAAGAGATCTATGCTTACATGAGTCTCCATCGCACAAGGGCCAATAAGGTCCTTGTTTCCTATTTCCAATTCACAAAAGGTTTTGATAAGATAGAAACCGTTGACGGCCCGTATATTCAGGGGAAACTTGACTTATGATAGACCGAATAGACGATTTCATCCAGTCTAAGTACCAGTGGATCAGCGACGCGGTGTTCACATACAGAGACGATGTGTCTCCCTGGACTCTGGCATATCACTGCTTCTTGGGAGGAACAGCGATCATGAATGTGTACTTCGTAACGAAGTATCCTCATCCAGCTATTCTTCTCGGACTGATAATTTTCTCGCTTGGCGGATGGTTCTTGATGGACAGATGCCAGGAAAAACATCAGAGATGGTTGAACGGAAAGGAAAATTTGCCGAGTAGTGTAGACAGATACTTTCGCATCTTGTGGCTGCTTCTGGCCATATTCACAGCCTTCTTGATGGAACTAGATTTTGTAGCAAACATGCTGATCATGTCAGCCTATTACTTTGACTCGTGCCGTGCCCCGTCCAACATAGAGTTTAGGAGACTGGCTCATGCCGGAATTTGAAGGTTACAGAGAAGCGAGCAACTATCAGCTTGAGGAGTGGGTCGCTGGAAGACCGTGGCACAATCCTTGGGCACCGAACGGCTCGTTTGGAAAGAACAAGGAGGACGGCGAGTGCTGTCCAGACTTCAGTTGCTGCGGCGGTCCCCTAGCGCCCAAGGAGGAGAGGCTGGCCTTCGCTGCGACTGCGGAGCACGCTCGCGACGAAGTGAGGCGTAGTTTCTTTCGTAGGTGGGTGGCGGACGTGAACAAGCGAATAGAATCATTGGAGAAAAGCCGTGGCGGAAATCGTTGATCTTGGAAATGGCAAGATTGCCGTGATCGGGAAGAAGGCCAACTATCACCAAGAATTGGTGGGTCGTGTGGCTGAAGACGAGCTCGCGTTAGTAATTTCACCGTCCGTGGTGGAGCAGTGGCTCAAAAGCCACAGCGCTGATAAAAATGACAATTAGGGGCTGTTCTCAAGAGCCCCGCGCGCGTACCTTTGGCATACACGTTGTCAAGGCGTGGTAGCGATGCGACAAGGGTCGTAACGGTGGAGGCCAACATGTAGGGATATCTCGACTTTTCAGAACGGCTAAAGGTTTGAGGATTGAACCCTGTATGGGTGTGTGAGTTTTACTCCGGAACGGAGGAATGCGGGATGAATAATTAAAGTGTCTGCGCCGCTAGGCAATCCCGCCTAGCGGCATCTTAATCTAGGAGACTAACATGAAGAGACTTTTTACAGCGGGGGCCGTCATGGCTCTCTTCGTGAGTGGTGCTGATGCTGCTGATCTCGACAATCGGACCAACCGGCTTGATCCGCCTCCGCGTTACGGCAATCCCACTGATGTGGACGAGTACAAGACTCACTTCATCGGATTCGGTATCGGTGTCCAGGGTGCTATTGAGCATGACGTGCTTCAGCTCAATGTTCCCGATATTCCTCATGGTGGTCACACTCACCCCGGTGGGAATGTTCGTGGTCTTTCTGCTGACGGTTTCAACCTCGGCGGCGAAATTGACTATCTCAACGGCTATGGCAACGGTCGCATCGGCGCTTACTGCAACGGCGCTTGGAGCAACGTGGACACGACTGTTGAAGGCTTCGGTATCGGTGGCGAAGTCGAGATCTTCCGCAAGGAGCATCAGTTCGGCTGCGGTCTGAAGGGTGGTCTGGTCGTGGAGAACACGACGCTGCTCTATGCCAAGTTTGGTCACGAGTGGCAGAAGTGGTCTTCTGAAGTCCTTGATGGTAATGCAGATGTTCAGGCGTGGGTCACCGGGGGCGGCGTCGAAACGATGCTTCGTGACAATGTCTCACTCGATCTCGGCGTGGATTATCTCTGGCTCCGTGATGCAGACGACGGCCTTGACGAAGTGTTCGAGGACTCGGACGCTATCCGTGGGGTGGTGACTCTTCGTTACAGAATGTAGCAGGCTGATCAAGTAAGTTCAACATTGGAGAAAGGGAGCGGCCAAAAACCGCTCCTTTTTTATTGTCATGAAGACACGTCAGTACATCGGGCTAGGATCGTTCTTCATCCTGGCAGTTCTCCTATACGTGGTGTACGTCACGACGTACGAGGAGAGGATGGTGAAGGAGGTTGACGGAATATCGGAAATCTCTTTCATAGAGCGATACAGAGTACTGAACGGTGACGTATGGGTTCAATTCAAAGAGAAGCACGAGCACTGGAGGAGGACTGCGAAGACCGTATCAATATACCTGTCAAACAAGGTTGACAGCTCTGTCACACTCGTGGTGGCAGACGGCCGTCAGATTACTTTGGCCCCTAGAATCGGCGGTCTGTGCATGATCACTGCTTCCAAGGGGAAGATAACTTCAACAACGTGTGAGGAAAAATGAAGAACGCAGCAATCATTGCACTGTTTATCGCGTTTCTGTTTCTGATATTTCTGGCAGGATTTCCGGCACCGAGATGAGCAACAAAAATGTGATTGAAGCCCTGGAAAAGGGTGCTGAAACTATAGATCGCCTTCGCAGGCAGGTGGAACTTTTATCCATCAAAGCTGAGGCGTTTGACACAGTGAGGGACCTCGTCCTCTTGCTGAGGCCAAGGTCCAGCATGGGATACGAGCCAGACGCGGCGCATATTATGCGTGAGCTTGCAGCAAAATTGAAAGCAGATACTGGTCAAATGCCCTAGTGCATGGTAGCATTTAACTGTTGCGGGGAGCATGTTGCTTCCCGCAGCAATCAAAAGGGGACCACAATGGAAAATTTAATTTTAGACAAGCAGGATCTGTCGAATATCCGCTGCGCCCTTCGCAAGTGGGAACAGGTTTTGAGAGATTGCCGCGACCATAGCCCGCAGATACGCCGCGACATGGAAAGGTGCCGAGCCATGCTCGCCTCGTTCGGAAAAATGGACGAGGCAGAAGTTCGGAGGCTCTCATGATATCGCACGCCGTGAGGCTTGTTCATTGGGTGGACGCCGACAACTTCCTGGGCTACTACGTGGTGTGGGACGGAGAACGAGTATATCAGCTCGCGTCTGGTTCGCCCAGGAGTCTGGCCGAGCTCCAGCGCTCGTTCCCAAACGTTCACCTCCACCTGACAACCATGATTCAGCGTGGCAACTGGATAGAGCCTAACGAGGAGCTCGTGCGGTTGATGCTTGGGTATCCGGAATTCTTCGAAGTTCTGAAGCGATACTATTTGTTCTCGCCCATAGACTGGGAAGATAATGATCCCAGGATGGCTGTCATTCATAAAGCAGAAAAGCTTGTCGGAGAGTTGCATGTCCACTGACGATTGTTATCTGGAAGCCACGAGGGTGCTGAACCGGGCTGGAGCTACAGAGCAGGAACTGGAGAAGTTCCTGGTGATGACAGCGAATCTTCTAGATCGCGTGGACAGGCACAAGAGCTCGGCCGAAGCCTTTTATCAACAGTACTCGGTCCTCAGGGATCAAAGCTGGTTTCTGGCCTACGGCGATTGCGACTTCTTGTTGGAAGCTGCTGACGCCGTAGACTGCGGACACGGCTGCGAGTATTTCCACCAGGAGTACGACACTGGTGCGATCAACTGTTCAAATAAGGAGATATGCGGAGGTCTGCTTGCTGAGGATTTGAGAGATATGTACCACAGAGTTCAGCGTGCGAAGGAGAAGAGTAAGTGGTATCTGCGGTTGTTAGGACTTCCAACGTTATTGAAATCAAAACTAGTGAACATCTTAACAGTCAGGCGAAAAACGAGCTGAGATATAGATTAGAGCTCGGGGAATGGAGGAGAAGGTGGAGAAAAGCGGAAGAAGAACAGGACCATCAGGAAATGGCCCTGCTGGATCGCCAGTACGACATGATCGGTCTCCCGTAAAGAAAGAGCGAGGAATACTCAGGTTCGCGGTTGGTCGCTATCTGCGAGCACTGAGGTTGCACAGCGGTCTCACTCTCACATATGTTGCTGAAGAGTTAAAGACTTCCGCAGTCACCATTTCCAGACTCGAGACAGGTGAACAAACTCTCGACCTGGAACCCATAACAGGACAGTACGATGAAGGCGACCTGTGAGGAAGCGTCCACGCTTTCGATGAACTTCTATATTCCGTGCGGGCGACCTGCCGAAACTATGGTCTGGGTTGAGCGCGACCAGACTGAGTACGCGATGTGTGATATGTGCGCTGATCATAATTCAAGGAAACCAGGAAGTAGGACAAGACCAATGAAACGCGTAGACCGATTCAAGAATATTCTGAAGAACTCCGGCTTGGTTATCGCCAAGGAGGGAAACACCAGCCTCAACCTCGGCAAAGATCCGTACACGGTGGCTCTTCAGGCCGCTATCAACTCTGGCTCAGAGGCGGTCCTGGATAACTGGCGCATCACGGAAATATCGCCGGGCCAGTTCATGATGGAGGGCAACATACGGAACGATGAGAAGGGCAGGTTTCCGGAAGGAAATTTCGGCAATACCACTCGCGTTGAGTTTGTTCAGACTCTCAACACGGCTTACAAGCTCGGCGAGCGTGGTTACGAAACTCACTACGAGGTCATCGATCCGGACGGCATGATTGCTGGAAACATGGTCTGGTGGCCCAAGGAACCCGATCCCGACCTTGTATCCGGACTGTGTGCCCTCTTCCTGGGCGAAGGGGTGACGTTGGCGAGAGTGCCGGCTCTTGTTTCTGGAGCTGAATACGAAATGCTCGTGGACGAGGATGCTGGCTTGAAAGACCTTGCTGTCAATCGCAATGCTTCCAAGTTCCACTCGGCTTTCTACATGAGTAAAGATCCAGAGCTGACCGAAAAAGACATCGTGCCGCTCAAGGGTCCAGCTGTTCTGTTTCGTCGAAAAGTTTGGTTCTAATGCCCAAGTTCGACATCCGAAAAGCTGAGTTGGAAAAACAGGAAGACGACGCTGTAGGATGTCGAACTTGTTCTGCTCCAGCTCACGAACAGTACGAACCATATTGCATGTCGTGCGGGATTTACTGGAAGGATTGTGACGAGGGTTTGTTCGCTGATCCACTATGCAGCGTCTGCGGCATAGTAATCATGACAGGAGAACTCTGTGCCGGGTGCGCCAAGGATAATGATCCGTTCGTGACATGCGACAATGTGGGGAAAGATTTGAAATGAGCCGAGTTGATGTTGTCAAACGTAAGACGGTGACCAAGATCACTGTCACGTTTAAGTCAGAAGTTCAATCACGAGAATTCGTGAATGCTCTGAGGATTCATGGAGATCTGGAGGCTTACGGCAGGACGATTGACATGGCTGATAAGAGAGCAGACATGAATGAACCTTATCAAGGCATAAGTCGTGGGACCGCCTATATCAAAGAAGGATTATGATGTGACCAGTCAGTTTCACCTGTTTTCTGCTGCTGTGAGGCGGCAGTTTGACACGATGTCGGTCGACCATCTATTCGTTGTTGACATAGATCGTGATGAGGTATGGGATAAATACTTGAGTTCTTTCCCGGAGGGAACAAATCAAGTATTTCGAGTGCGAACCTGTCACGACTGTTCATGCTGTCGGCAGTTCGTTAAGCGGATCGGCAATGTTGTGGCAATACAGAACGGAGCCATGGCCTCCGTTTGGGATGTTGTGGGACTGCCTGACGCTTATCAGGCAGTTGCCAACGCGCTATCCGAATTCGTCAAGTCAGCCGAGATCCGAGACATCTTCGTGACCAAGGAGCACAATCATGGTGCAGAAGTCACAAGAGAAATGATAGATGGTAATGTCCGACGCTGGGATCACTTCCACGTGGCTACCCCGTCTCAGTTTCTTGATCACATGGCTGAGGCTCGCCGGGGTGAGGCCAGGACAGCGTTCGACGTTCTGTGGAGATCTGTGCACGAGTTCACACCAGACGCGGTTAACACCGTTGTTGATCTGATCGAGGACAACGCGATTTATCGGGGACAAGAATTTCTTCGCCCCGTGATGGAGTTCCTTCGCGTTCAGACCGTACTCCTCGGCATAAATGCTGGTCATCCCAGAAAGTTAGCGACTTGGTCGTATATCGGTAGCTCTGCCGCAAGGTTCAAGAATTCGGCGATTGGCACGCTGGTTCAAGACTTATCGGAAGGCATGGATATAGAGAAGGCGGTAAAGCTATACGAGTCCAAGGTCGCACCGACCAACTATAAGCGATCAAAGTCTCTGATTACGAAGAGCATGGTTGATCAGGCTATGAAAACCATTCGTGAGTTAGAACTGGAACCGAGCCTGTCAAGGAGACATGCTCGTTTCGGTGACGTGTCCGTGAACAACGTCTTGTATGTTGATGGTGCAGTCCGCCCGTCTCTCCAGGACGCAATACAAGACCTCCTCATGGAGGAAGTGAAACCTGCTCGGCCAAAAGACAAGGATACGAAGAAGATCGGCATTGACCAGTTCATTTCCGATGTTCTTCCTGGTACGACCGGATTGCACCTGTTCCTGGATAATGCCCTCCTGGGCAATTTCGCTAGCATTACGGCTCCTATGCATGAGCACGCGACCCCACTGTTCAAGTGGAACAATGGGTTCGCGTGGTCCTATGATGGGAACGTTGCTGACTCAATTAAAGAAAGAGTGAAAAAGGCTGGCGGTCGAGTAGATGACGTCAGTCTGAGAGTCAGCCTGACGTGGACCAACTACGACGATCTGGATATCCATGTCATGGAGCCAGACGGCCGTCATATCTACTATGGGTCGAAACATGGATTGCTTGACGTTGACATGAATGCTGGAACCGGTGTCACCAGAGAACCAGTCGAGAATGTCAGGTGGCCTCAACTGACCAAGGACGGAACGTACAAAATCTGGGTGAATCAGTATCGACAGCGAGAGAGTACGAGTCCTGGGTTTGAGGTGGAGATTGAGTCTGATTTAGGGATCCACAGTTTCAGATATGAGAAGATTGTTGACAGAGACGTTCAGGTGGCTACGGTGATCGTCAGAGACAGGCGAGTCGTCGAAGTCAAGCCGGGTGAACATGTGATCTTTGGTAGTTCGCCCAAGGAGAAGTGGGGGCTAAAAACGCAGAATTACGTTCGGGTTAACAGCGTTATTCTCAGCCCCAACCATTGGGATAGTCCTGTTGGAAATAAACACTGGTTCTTTGTTCTTGAAGGATGCAGCAATCCCCTCCCAGTGAGAGGAATATACAACGAATTCCTGAGACCTGACCTGAACAAGCACAGGAAGGTCTTCGAAATTCTGGGGGATAAGACCCGATGCGCGGTAACTGATCAGCAGTTATCGGGCATCGGTTTCTCCTCTACCCAGAAAAATGAGGTCGTGGTCGAAACGACGGGACCAGACACTTATCGCGGCTACACCGTCGAATTTGGAAGATAAGGATTTTCACTGTCATGTTTGAAAAAGCTACACGCCAGAAACTGAGGTTCGCTTCATCCGTCGGTCTTCTCAGCGCAGAAGATCTGTGGGACCTTCCTCTTACCGCCGGTTTTAAGAAACCAAATCTGGATCACCTTGCTCGCGGTATCTACAATGATCTCAAGGGTAAGGAGGAGGTCAGCTTTGTCGAGACTCGTCCTGATCCAGAGAAGGCCGAGCTGGAGCTAAAGCTCAAGATCGTCAAACACATCATCTCCGTCAAGCTGGACGAAAAGAAAAAGGCGGAGGAAGCTTCGGCAAATGCCGTTCGGAAGCAGAAGCTCCTTGCTGCTCTGGAACAGAAGCAGGAAGGAGCTTTGGCTAACATGTCCGAGGAAGACCTGAAGGCGGAACTCGCGAAGTTGTAATGCCCAGGATCAACGGAAACGTCATTGGGATGGGGGCGGTCGTATCTGCGACCGCTCCTATGCCAAAAGTCCTCGAAGCTCTTAACGAGGAAGTGAAAAAATACGCGACAGACCGTCGCGCGTTTAGTTTTGAAGTAGAGGCTTGGCTCAAGGGTCAGACATCATACGGTGAGGAGTACTGCTGTTGCCCGATATCAGACGAAGACTACGACGCGGAAGGATTAGGATTGCTCTCCTCGGCCGTGGATTGGTTAGATCGGTCGTGTCCGCCGGACGTTTCCTTTGGGAGGAGAGATGGGAAATTGGGCTTCTGGTATTTGTGATCTTGCTGACGTACAGCAATCCGATTCTAGGGTTGCTGTTCATCTGCATCATAATTCTTATTGTTATTCATGAAACACTCAAGAGAATTCTTAAAGAACTTAGATCCATGAACAACGTAACAAGAGCTCAGGCAAAACTTCTTGGTCATGTGACAGAAACCTACATGAGAAGAGATGCGCTGTCTAAGGTGACACCGCATGGATCAGGAGCTCACTAATGAAAAACGTAATAGTTCGTTCTAACGAAATTCTAAGAGGAGTAGTCGGCTCCGGCGCGCTCGGAACGGCCATAGAGGGGACCGACGACAGAGACGAGATGGGCGTGTTCATTGAACCTCCTGATCGTGTCTGCGGGCTGACTTCCTTAGATCACCTGATCGAAAGGAGTCAGCCTGCCCATGTTCGTAGTCAGCCTGGAGATCTTGACCTGACGATGTACAGCTTGCGAAAGTTTTGCAGGCTGGCAGTCAAGGGAAATCCAAGTGTGATTATTCTGCTCTGGCTTCCTGAGTACTTATCGACAACTCCCGTTGGGGAGAGGTTGATAAGTATGCGGGAATCTCTCATCAGCAAGGAGTCAGGTCGTCGCTTCCTGGGCTACCTGATCGCCCAGAGGGAGAAGCTGTTGGGTAATCGCAGTCCGAAAGTTAGTCGGCCTGAACTGGTGGAGAAATTTGGATTTGATACCAAGTTCGCATCGCACGCCGTGCGGCTCGGTTTCCAGGGAATAGAGCTGCTGACCGAAGGACGAATGACTCTGCCTATGCTGGAGGGTGAGAGAGCCTTTGTGCTGGCGATAAAGAAAGGTGAAGTATCTTTCACAAGAGTCATGAGAATAATTGATCAGTTGGAGTCGCAGCTCAAGGATTTGATTAACGACTGCGACAAGAAAGTAGATGTCGCAGTCGTTGACAACTTCCTTGTGGATGCGCATCGCGAATGGTGGGGGTGGAAATGAGTATACCGACTCCAATGTATATCTGTGTGGATGTGATTCTTTGTCATATTCCAGACGCAACGATCCTGACTACCAGGAGGCGCAACGATCCATACAAAGGCATGATCGCCTTTCCTGGAGGTTACGTTGATCCAGACGAAACTATTGAGGAGGCTGCTTACAGAGAACTCTTGGAGGAGACTTCAGTCCGCCTACCCCTTGGCACCCTGGATCTCCTTGGGCAGTGGTCCCGACCCGACCGTGATCCTCGCGGGCGGGTCGTCTCCTTAGTATTCTATTCCATTCTCACAATCAAGCCCAAGGCGACAGCGGGGGACGACGCCGCGTCGGTGGCTTGGAAGAGCGCGTATCACTTGATGCAGGACGAAATGGCGTTTGATCATTTTGAGATGCTGAAGAATTTTATGTGGAGGAAGCTGTGACGCTCAGAGAAAGATGCAGACGATTTGCTATAGATAAGCTTTACACCGAAAATAGTCTTGTGGATAATATCACGGAGTTCGTGGTGTCAGAGATCGGCAGAGCGCAGCACGAAAGCTTGGAAGATACTCTTCCTCTATGTTTATACTTTCAGACTGAACAGGATAGGAACGAGTTCATGCAGGCGATGGCGCTGGCGAAGCCTGACATGGTGATGAGGAAGGTGTAAGCGGAAATAATGCGCTTGTCAAATTGACAAAATTTTGGCATTATAGTGGTAGGGTCCAATGCACGCATAGGACTCAGTAAAAGTCGGTATCGCCCGACAAGGGTCGGGAGATAAAGGAGACCAAAATGGATGTCTATGTAGCGATTTCTTATCTTCCTGCGGAAAACGAGGAAAACGAAATCGGAGGTGTGTTCAACAACCCAGAGCTCGCTCGTGAATCATGGCGCGTTACGGCTTCGCAGTGCATGCAATCAGACAATGAGATCACTTTCAAAAAGGTGAGCAATTTCATTGAAGATGTGTACTGCGGTGATCAACGCGTCGGTCGTATTACGGCCAGCCGCGTGCTTAGCACTGTGCAACACTTTTAGACGGCCTAGGGAGGCCGCTAAGCATGCTCGAGCGGCGCTTGGATGGTGGCCTGCCCTATGGTGGCCCGCTGCCAAGCGCCTCCAGCACACACAAAGGAGACCAATATGACTGTACACAGATTTAAGAGCACTGAAAGCGCGTATGACGCAACTCAGTGCGATGTAGATGTCAAGAAGGGTGATATCTTGGTCATTGGCAATATCATCGGCGTTGCCGACACGTGGCCGTTCGCCGTGACCAAGGAACACGGTCAACTTCACGACGTTTTGTGGGAATCGCAAGAAACGCGGGACTGGTGGCGCAAGAATATGACTTCGGCATCGTGGTTGGAACTCCTGACGACGATCAAGAGCGAGGGCATCGAAACCGATCAGCTTGCTGCCATGTTTGTCAACGAATTTCAGGGTTGGCTGCACGGAATGTTCGGTTTTTCTTTGTATGATCCTCCTTATCATGACGATCACGTCAGGGCGCTGCCCGGTGAGATACTGGAGCGGCGGCTGACTCACGGGTATGTTGGCTCGTGGAAGCATCTTGATCAGCACGAGTATGTCGGTAGGATGCTGATAGAGGCGACGAGCACCTTGGGCGATGAGGTGGATCCGGAAGATCCGTGTGAGCCTTGCACGACAACGTTGTTCGTGAAGGTCTACAGCGGGGAGGAAGAAGAAGCAGTAAAGTCTGCGCTTCGCGATCACTTTACTGCGTGGGGCTGTTCGCACGAATATGACTGCTGCGGTTGCCGGAGTTACCGCGCCGGGAATATCACCCGATTAGGATCGGGTTACTGGCGCGTTACGCAACACTCGTCAAGGAACTACTGACATGAAAGACATACTCGTAAGAGATATATCGGAGGAAAACAGGAGCCTTATTCTGTTGTTAACTTCGTTCACTATAAGTCGTCCGAATCTAGGGTTCGGGCTACCTTTCATGTATGACGAGGAAGTAGTCCGGATTCAGGCACCCGGGCTAGGACCAGATTTTTACGAACCAGTTTACCTGAAAATGGTAAACCGAGAAATCGTGTGCTGGTGCACTCTGATGGACAATCATCCCAAGGATGGTCCAGCACTCGTGGTTGACGGAAAAACGCTCTGGGGTCGGAGATACTCCTCCTGGGCAGAGTTCAAAACATACGAATTGGAACCATGACAATGAAATACATTTGGATAGGACTCGCCTCCGTAGCGGCCATCAGTTTCGCGTTCGATTCTAAACCCCTCGAACGTGAGGGAGGAGCACCTGAGACTTCCCCATCTCAGGTGCTCGCTCCTTGGAATTGGAAGTGGGAACGGAAAACTGCTTCGCTGGATGGTCAGGTTTACCGGCAGATTATGATCAGTCGGTACAAGGACACACTGCGCGATTCTCGAAGCGCGCAGTTCCGCGAAGTAGTGGTCAATCCTGATGGAAGCATATCGGGGCTGGTAAACGCCAAGAATGGCTTCGGTGGGATGAGTGGGTGGGTGGAGTTTCGCTATGGATCGTGAAACGGCCAACAAGTTGTCCGTTGGAGACCGAGTAAAAACGAATGATCTGTACTCGGTCACTTTCCCTCAGGCCAAGCACACGTCCCAGTTGCCCAGGAGGGGAGCGGTCGTCTCCAGGTCGCGGAGCAAAATCCGCGTTTTGTGGGACGGAAACAGGACTGTCGTCACCATTCATCACAGTTTTCTGAATCATGATTAAGGTTGAGAAGTATGACCAGGAGCACCTGCGTCACATGTTCAGGGACTGGTGCGAGGCGGAGGTCAGCAAGTACGGGGTTGGATCGAAGTATCACGAGTTTCGCGGTTGCCGAAGGACTGCAAAATTCGTGGTAGGAAGCGTGAAGCTTTGCGAGCTTCACGCTGGACAAAAATGTCTGAATTATTTGTTGGAGAAGAGAGATGAGCGGAACGAAACAGGCGATGGCTGCCAGGAGAAGAGCCAAACACGATACTCGCTACTCGAAAATGGCGAGGAAGGATCTCAACGTGAGAGCTGCGAGGCTGAACGAAAGATTGCAGGCGGAGCAGGCTCGGAAACAGAGGTCGAAGAAGAAATGAAATCACGCGAAATGATGCTGGAACTGCTGAAAAAGCCGGAAGCTGAGGTTTTCGTGAAGGTTGGAGGGCGGATTCGAAAGGTGGACTCCGTCGAGGTCTGTAGTAACGGATTTGTCTTTCATCCGGCTCTGCCTCAGCCGACTGTGGCGGACAGCGTGATTCCGGAGGCGGACACGACTATGGCGCTGGACCACGAATTCAGGCCGCTGGAGGGAATTCACCGAATTGTGGTTTACGAAAAGGGACACACCGGAATTCCGTCAGTTCACACCGTACTGGAGCAGTCCGACGTCAAGGATATTGATCGACAATTTGGGAAGTTCCTGAACAATATCGGATTTGCGGTCTGCCCTCCTGGGCAGAAAGGGGCGCTCAAGTTCGGGGTCTCCTATGTCAAGAAAATAGACGGCTCGGTTGCTAACTGGATCAAACAGAGAATGGAGGTCTGTCAATGGGAACCAGCAATGACGTGAAGAAAGCCATCCAGGATGGAATCCTGGATGTTGACGAAGTCATAGAGGCCTGCAAAAGGCGGGATACTTCTCTTGATAATCCTGACTTTTGCATATCGTGCGGCGCTGAGAGAGATGGTTGCGAGCCGGATGCGCGGAATTATCCGTGTGACGAGTGCGGACAGAGAACCGTGTTTGGGGCCGAAGAGATTGTAATGATGGTGGCGTGATGGCTGAGTGTTTTTTAGTAGGAAGTGACGGAAAACCGACTGGAATAGCACTCCAGCCGGTTTTCCGTGGACAACGAGACTACTACTTCAAGGTTGACCCCGACACGCTAAGGACAGAGCATGTCTTTGAATTCCTGAAGTGTAAGGATGGACACGTTCTCTGGGCTGTTCCACACGACAAGGTGTCACCATGCGAGAAAAGATAGAAAAAATCCTGAGTCCAGCGATCAACGTTAACGCTCCGTACGCGAAGCATATGGTGGACGCGATCCTGAGTCTGTTCAGTGATGCGATAAGAATATCGGATCACAAATATGTCGTATCAGTCAGTCCTAGCGCAGTAGTGGTGGAACACGGAGATATCGCAACAACGTTTACCGCTGATCAAGCCCGAACTCTTGCCCAACTGCTGAACGAAGGTGCGGACATTCTGGATGGACAGACAAAGCTTAATTGAAGCTGGGAAAGCGCCGCGAGACCTGTTTCCGTGGCGCTATGGTTTGATGAATGCCCACGAGAGATGCGGCGTTGCGCATCTTTCGCACGTATGCGTGCACGGACTTCATACTGTAAATGATGACGGATACGGAGGGTACACCGTCATGGAGGACAGTGACGCCGAACTTTCGCGTCACTTGCAGGCGGTAAAATTTGCCTCTGGGCGAATTTTAAAAACGGGCCTCGGTCTTGGCTGTTTCGTGAGGATGTGCTTGACGAAGGAAGATGTCCAGCACATTGACGTCGTGGAAATAGACGCATCTATCGCGACCCACTTTGGTGCGGAATTTAAGGATAATCCGCGAGTGAAAGTACACCTCGCGGATGCCCTGACGTGGGATCCGGGCGATAGGCGATGGGATCTAGCGTGGCACGACATCTACTGTGCCGGAAACGAAGGGTTGCAGCATCTTCACATGCAGTTGATTACTCGGTATCAGAAGCATGCCCAAGTCCAAGGAGCCTGGAATCTGCCTCGCTGGATAAAGAGATTAGCAAAGGAGAAGAGAAAATGGGACTTAATCTGACACACGGTTGCTTTGACGGTAGTTACGGAAGATTTAACAGGTGGAGGAATATGCTGGCTATCGCGGCGGGATACGGTCTAAAGAAAGTTGCCACTGGTCTCGGAAATTACGAAATGGAAGTCGCGAATATTGACTTTGATCTCTTTACTGACGACACGTTGAACGGAAAATGGGAGAAGACTCCTGAAGATCCATTAGTGGTCTTGTTCGTTCACTCGGACTGCGAGGGAACTATTGATCCCGACTTAGCTGGACCGATCGCTGACAGATTGCAGTCCCTGGATATCCCACACGATCAGAAGGAAACGACGGACACGTTCATCAAAGGACTGAGACAGGCTGCGTCTCTGGGAGAAACGGTGGAGTTCCTGTGAGCTGGATAGATGCTACGACGGTCGGCAGTTCGTACGAAGTTCAGTACAACACTGGTGATGGGAGGTTTCGTCATCGTCCGCTGACGGTGGATTTCGCGCAAGGTCCTATGGACGAGCCGATATTCAGCAGTAAGCGAGCATTTCGGCGGGTGGGCGAGGGAGAGTGGATACCGGGGCATCCGGATGACAAATAAAGCGAATCTCGAGATAGTGACATACTGTGGTGATGATCCAGAGTTGAAAGGGTGCAACGCTATCGCACGAAAGTGCGGACAAGAGGGATTCATAGAAGTCCAGTTCACCCCGCTCCATTTGCCCAAGGAGCTGACGCATGGCTGGACCAAATTCGCAGAGGGAGATTTTGAAAATGTCCTGGATGATGATAGTCATGATAGCCACGGGACTCGGGAATTCTGATTTGAAGATAGTAAATGGATTGACAGAAGCGCAGTGCAAGATCACAGTTCGCATGATGCACGAAGCTCAAGCGAATGTCGCTGTCTTGTGTGTTGGTCCGGCTGGTGAAACATTTTCACCCAGAAACATAACGGAGGATTAATGTACGCTATCAATCTAGGCAGCGACAACTGGTTCATTGCGAACAAGGTTGACGCCTCCCGATACGGCCCAAGGGAACCAGCGGGTGAGGTGTGGTCAGAGCAAGGGACCACGGCCTTCCTTGGGCGAGTTGGGGAGGAGGCGAGATGCGTTGAACTGGGAGACCACATAAGCTTCCTTCAGGGATACGCTGCCGCATACAAGAACGTCCTCGGTCACTGTCTCAAAAACCTGGGATATGGCGAAGAAAAACTGGCTCGTCTCGCTGTGGAACGGGAAGAAGCACTCGTAGCTCTTCATCGGCTGTGCGAGAAGCACGGCGATCTGGAGTGGGACAGAGACCTGCATCTGGCCGATATCGTTGACAAGCATTTAGGGAAACATCTCGACAAGCTCCGCGACGACGTCGGTCTCTACATGCGATACCTCGGCGTGCTCCAACTTCTCGGAGACGCGTCGGCCTATTTGCCCAAGGAGGGGGACCTCCGGGAGCAGATCGAGAATGCTCTAGACGATGCAACGAAAACTTATGGGGTGAGCGTTCGTCGAGTTTTAAACAGATACGACATAGGACCAGGAGTTAAACGGTGAAGCTTGACAAGTATCCGTGGATCCGCGAGGTCGTGCTGAATATTGAGTACGATATCGGCGGGATCAACATGATGAGGTCGGAAAGGGACGCGTTAGAACAAGCAGAAGAATGCTTGTTCGCTGACGGAGTTGACGAGCACGATGTCATGCAGCTTGACAGATGGCTCGGTTCGCTTACGGAGCACCAGCGGGAAGTTTTCGCTGGTGGTGAGCAGGGCGAGATGGACGCCTTGGCGGCTCTCTCGCCCTGTGGTAGTGAAGGAGAAAGGGTCAGCAGGTTGTTGGAGATGGATCACTTCTTGTAAGCTGATTAAGTTTGGTTGTCTTTTGCATGGGGGCGTGGTATGGTAACAATACGCCCTGACAAGGGTCCGGGCGTAAAGGAGACCACTCACAATGTCAATCAAGTGTATCAAGACTGGAGCGACGTGCTACGTTGATCCGTGGAATGCCTGGATTCATGGCGATGCTTTCGAGACTCGTGACGAAACCGTGTTCCTGAAGTGGAACGGTGAGCTTATCAAGGACCGTGTTCCCCATCGTCATCACTACGTATTTTCTACGTGGGAAGCGCATTGGGGTAAGGGGGCAAACGAGCAAGTGCTCGTCTGCAACAAAGGTCACTACTGGAAGGGTTCCTGGGAAGGAACTCATACGGTCACAGCGGCTGAGTTCTACAGTCTGAAGACAACCATGGACGAACTGATGGGGCGTCGTTACAGGTTCTACGTTACGGATAACCTGGACGTGGAACTGCTGGAGAAACAGATTGCCGATGGCAAATCTGTGGACCTGTCGTTCGGCAAGTTCTTGGGTGGGATATAATGAAAGGGCTCGTCGCCTTCTTGGGTGGCGGGCCATTTCGTTTTAAATGAACAGACGTGCCTCAAGAAAAGGGGTACGTTGCGACAAGGGTCACAACGTAATGCGCGAAATACACGTAGTCACACCGGACGGTGGAACCATGAACCGTTGCGGCGACATCAACTCTGATTATCGTTCAGGGAAGCTGTCCGCCCAAGAGGCCGAACAGCGGGCTCAGCGTCTGGCAAACGGATGGGCGATAACCAGACCGGAAGAAACTTACAGGGTGAAATGGACTGACGAGGTTCAGGTGACACCGGTGTCGCTGCTTGAAGAGCTTCTGGATAACATGGGACTTCTCATCAGTGTCAAGGGTTATCTGGAAACGTGCAACGAAAAAGATGTAAAACTCCTCAACGAATGGTTGAGCAGTCTTACGGACGTCCAGCGCGACATTCTGCTGAACGGCGGCGACGAAGAGTTGTATGCTCAGGCACCGAAAGGTCATAACGGACTTCCGGTTTCGTACATTATTCAGGAGTTCACTGTGTAGTGCAGCTTTCAGGAGGGCAGAAATGTCCTTCTGTGGGGTGCACTAAAGGAGACCAAGATGACACCAGAATCAAAGGCTCGCGTTGCGGAACTGTTGAACGTTATCCACAACGCAGCAGACGAAATTGAAGAGCTGCTTGAGGGGGAAGATACGGATATAGCGAGTGAAATTCACTATTTCCTGTCTGATAATATTGGTCGTGATCCAGACCTGTTCATTACTCCCAAGCAGATGGCTGAGAAGCTGCTAGCTTAGCTGACAGGAGGGCGGTGACGTCCTCCTGTTGGATGCGCTAGGGCATCAGAAAGCAATTCCGCGACAAGTGTCGCGGAAGTGGAGACCAAAACATGATCAGGAATTTAGGGCAGGCGCTCAGCGTCGTTATCGCCCAGGAGGCAGCGGAAGCGGTGGCGCACGCCGACGTTTCCGCTTTTGGAGCGCCGTCGGAATGTCACGACCTCGTTGACAGGCACATGAAGCGTCGCCGTGCGGAAGCTATAGCAGAAGCGGAACGCCTTGCTGGCGTGCCGTGGGCAGAAATACGCATGCAAGCCGAGGCGAGGGGATGTCCGTTGTGCGGTCCCGTCTGGGATCGGGCAGTATGTGGTCGGATGCGGGGGATGTCCTGAATATAGATAATCATCCACATGTCAGGAAACTTCTTCTGGACGTGTGTCTGGAAATGTCGCAGTGTGCTCCAGCCCACATAGACAGTGGGTATCATTTGAACTTCATAGAGAAGCAACTGGAGAAGGTTCCAGTTGCTGATCTCAGGATCTTTGACGCCTTTCTGGGCGCTATGCCGTGGGACACACAGCTAGTCTACGCATACAACAGTAATCCTGATCTGTTTCACGCCGTTGCGCCCAAGGGGAGCGACGGCCAGCCACTCACGAAGATATTGGATTTAGTGTCATGAAGCTGCTTGACACGGACGTATGGGTTGAGGATGCACAGAAGAAAAGGTTCTTCAGTGCAGATGTCTACGAGGACGATAAGATTGGTTTAATCGTGCTTGTGAAAAGCCCGATTATCCAGTTCCCGATAGGGAAGCCGAAGTATCGCGTTTTGTTCGTCCGGGTTGATCACCTTGGTAAGGTGCTGATGGCTGACTCGTGGGAGGAAGTATGACTGACAGAGAAAAGCTCCTTGACAAGATCAGGAAGTTGAAGGCTAAGGCGGATAGGACGGAAAACCCCTCCGAAGCGGACGCGTTTATGGCTGGTGTCGTACGGCTGATGGAGGAGCATGCCGTAGAACAAAAGGAGCTTGACCTTGTCCGATTGGAACGGACGGGTCCAACCTCCTTTCGGTGGAAAATGAAATACTACTGCGGATGGCAGCGATCGCTTTACGAGGAAATAGCGGGTTCCTTTGGCTGCTGCTTCTCCTATACTCCCGGGACCGATTTGGTGAGGACTTATGGTAAGCGGGAGAACGCTGAGGCTTCGGTTCAGTGTCATAATGATGTTACTGAGCAGATACTCCGGTACTCACGTGTTCTGTTTCCCAGGGAGAGGGGGAAGCAACGTCGGGCCGAGGCTGGGCTCGGGTATGGCGTTGTGGACAGAATCCGGGAGATACGGTCGGCTTCTCGTTCTGGTGGCAAGGCTCTTATCATGAATGATAAGAAAGAAGCTGAAAAGTTCATGGAGATGCTTAATCCTGACATGAAGACGACCGTGGTTTCGCAGTCAGTAACCAGCGAGTTTGTGATTGGCTATCATAATGCTGGAGCCATTGAGGTGAACAAGCAGGTAAAGAAATGAGCATGTGCTATAGAAAAGATTGCGTCGGTGCTGGATGCGAGGGTAACGGTCCAGGTTGTCCCGTTACTGAAGGTCGTCTTGACGAGGAAGTGAAGACAGCCCGGTCTTGCGGACAGTGCTATCTCTGCTGCAAAGTCATGTCCATGGATACGGGTGACGATCCCGTGAAGGTTGTGAAGTTGGATGGTGAGCTTTGTAGTCACTGTAAACCTGGAACGGACAAGCCGTGCCAGATCTACAGTGCACGGCCTCGCGTGTGCAAGGGGTTCATGTGTGGCTGGCTTGCCGGAATATTGGGCAGTCATTGGAATCCGGTCACATGTGGCATGGTGTTTTCGGCGGCGGCTGGTGCTACAGAGCCGATCGCTTTGTGGCAGGACAAGGATTTTGCTTCAAAGGAACTTTGGAAGCAAGATCCTTGGTGGTCCGATTTGCTGCTGATCGCGGAAGCTTATCTTGTTCAGCTTGGGAAGTTTGTTGTGATTTATCCGCCCGAGTACCGACTCGAATCAAGCCGGTATCAGGTGGTTGACCCTATCGGGAGCAGCGTTTTAGAGATACAGCACGACGAATTGGTCGTGCTGCTCATGGGCATGTCGTACTTCCGTATCGGTGAAGGAGACGTGGAGAAATGGCGAGCTGACCTGCCAGCTATCGTTGCGGACTTCGGCAAATTGCCCAAGGAGGCGGGGATCCTGGAGGTGCACTCCGCCAGAATTCGTGGATTACGTGTGGCCGAATCACTAGGATGGAGGTTTGTAGGAAGGAAGATTGTAAGTGTTCAGAGTAGGACAGCGAGTAAAGCTGAAGACGGGGACGAAGTGGCAGATAGTCCGCCTCGTTGAGAAACGGCAAGAAGTGTGGATGGTTCGCACTCAGTACGTGTCTTCGGCTCACATCAATCAGCCTGAGTATTGGAATAGTTGGCGCAAGGCCAATGATTATGAAAAGGAGAAATGGCCCGACGAGGGTCAGCCCGACATGAGTATATTGTACGAGACCAAGGATGGGAAGTTTGGTACGAAGATTGCGGTGAACTCGCAGGGTAGATTCGTACTAGAGATGAAGGGAACAGGAGAGGTCGCTGTCTTCGATGAGAAGGATTTAGAGGAAGTCGTCCCGTACACGGTACGACTTTACGATCTATTCGAAGAGCAGCCCTCCCACGTTCAAATTGCCCAGGAGGCAGGCGTCGTCGTGGGCGATCTGCTGATGTCCGGGCGAAAGTTTTATCGCGTTGAGGAGGTGAATACGAAGAACCGTTCGGCTCGTAAGCTGTCCGGGCTGCGTCGGCTCGTCACGGAGGAGTTGTAACCCGACAAGGGTCGGGTTACAGACACTCCGGCCTTTACCGGACGCCGTGGGGCTGGTAAAATGCGGGTGGGGTATTGGTAGCTTAAGGGGGTCTGCGGGCGTGGTGGAGGCGCTGTGGCGTCTCTGACATTAAACAGGAGGTTGGCATGGGTAGTGCGCGGCGTCCGGGGTTTTTGGTAATGGTAGACAAACGTTTAGGAAAGGTGGCAATCGCCATGAGTACGACGGCTGAATGTAAGAAGAAGCTGGCTTCGGTGTTGGATGAGGCGAAGGGGTTGCATTCGCAAGTGAAGAGCATTGATACCGAGATGGATGACTTATTAGCTCGCCTGACTTCATTGTCAGCCGAGCGAGACAGGTTGGCTGCCCGCCACGAGGTGCTCAATGATGAAGCTGAAACGGTCGAGGAAGAGCTCGACCGCTTGCAGCGTCGCGAGAGGCGGAAATCAAGAAAGCTCTCCGCCAAGAAAAGGGTGCATGAGACTACGCAGGTAGCGACAAGCGTCGGGTTGCTTGAAGAGGGAGACACCGAGTCGTTGGCTATAGCGTCACGGTTTATGCCGGAGAAGAAGAGCGCGGAAGCCGCCTAAAAAGATTCTCGAATAAAAATGGGCCGACAAGGGTCGGCCCATTCCCCGACAGTTTTGCGATTGGTCTCCTTTACTGTCGGGGTTTCCATATTCCGTCTTCGTTTATTATTTTTCCTTCTACTTTTAGTCTGTACAAACTTGTTGTCACGCTGTTTTGAATATCCTTTCTCGTAGCACCTGTGTGTTTCTGGACATGATTAACGATATTCGCTAATCTGTTAGGTAGAATTTCCAGTATACAATCTGTGAGTTCTCCACGTTTGAAATGTCTCATCAACTTTTTCCCAACATGCATTTGAGGACGACCAAAGAGAACTGGCCTATAGTATGGCCACCAGACATCCGGTCTTTTTTCGCACAGCGTTTCACAAAGCATCCTGGAATCTGCGGGATCTAAATTCTGGTATCCTTGGATTTCTGTCCACCTCAACTTTCGCCCAAGGAGAAGGGGTAATAGGCAAGCAAGGAGGAACTCGGCTCCGTACTGTGCGTCTGTCGGTTCGGCGAAGAGATACTCGCCATCGTAGTAGACAGGATCATATGTGACTAAGGATTTCAGTATCTTTGTGTTTATGACTGAACGTGGGAGTTGAGGATTCCGATATGCTAGGAAGATTGTGTGAAGATGTTTGGCTTTGTATGGATTGAAGTTTAGTCTTGATAGGTCGTGTGAGAAATTGAAATTTGGTGCTCTAGGGGATTGAAGTTCTAAGGAGACCCCCAATGGCCTCAGATTTTCTGGTTTTTCGTTCCAGTATCTTACGAAATCTGACCAATCTATCTGCCGATGCATACTATTTTATCCTTCGTGTTACTAGTTTGGAACCCCTTTTTATTTAACAAGAGTTCTCAACGCAAGCTTTTTGTGTGTTTGAGGGAACGATTAGGAATGTGAAGGTCTGTTTTGAGGTCCAAAATTGCTGCTCTATGCTTCTTGTTACTGGTTTTTTAGGTAGCAAGAAGCATGCCAGATTTTTAGGTTTTAGTACTCATGTTTAGCGATGTGGAGGTTCATGTTACTCGCTGGTGTCTGGAGTTATGGTAAATATTTTGGAAAATGTTCGGTTCACACTCTACTCCCCTCTACTTAGAGTCAAATTGCTCATCCCCTGCTTTACTTTATTTCTTTACACATTATGAAAAAATGCAGATAAAACAAGGGGTTAGCTCGGAGTTATGGTAAACGCTCTACTTGCTCATCCTTCGGAAGGTTTTGGCTAAGCGCGCGCATTTTTTTTTTGTGCTTGGTGGCTTTTGCTCCGGAAGGATGAGGGAGTAGAGTGTGATCCGTAAGGTGTTGTTATCGCTGGGTTTTTTGCGCTTTACTTTTATACTCTACTACTAGAAGAAGTAGAGGGAGTAGAGTAACAACTGTTGGTTGCAATTTCCGTTTTGTTTACATAATGTTTTGATTTGTGGTTTTGATTTTGGATGACGGTTTGTGGGCTTGCTCTTTGGGCAATTGTCGGTTAAACTGATCTCACATTCAATTCTCTGATTCTTGCGAAGATTTCTCTTTCGCGCAGACAGGTATGCAAATGACAAGTGACCATGATAATACATATGACGAAGAATACGACGACGAAATCACGGAAGAAACCGACCTCCAAGTTCCCCAGTTCATCCTAGATCGGGAGCGCCGATTCCGCCCATCTGGGCGCACGACCTACATCGAGGAATTCACCGACGATCGGGGCAGAAAACAGCGAAGAATCCGCATTGATCGCAAGGGTGGTTTCTCCGACAGAAAGAAGGTTTTGTTCCTTTCACTGTACGCGAGGACCAATCGGATGGGTGATTCCGCCGCAGCGGCCGGAGTGACGCTGTCGACAGTTCGGTCACATATGCAAACCGATCCGGATTTCGGCGAAGCTGTGGTCGCCTCGGAGCAAGAATACCGCGATCACGTGGTCGCTCTCATCCAAGATCTGGCCTTTAACGGCACCGAGAAGATCAACTATGACCGCAACGGGAATGTTATCTCCACAGAAAAGATCTACCCGTACAAGCTCATTGAGCTAGAAGCAAAGAGGGTTGAACCCGGTTACAGGGATCGCCAAGACCTAAATATCGGTTTCACCGGCGGAGTGTTGGTGGCTCCTGCCTCCCTGGGCAGCATTGATGAATGGGAGAAAAGATTCGGTCAAAAGGCTATTGACGCGGAATTCACGGAAGTCGTTGAAGCTCTTCCACAACCTGAGAAGGATAAGATTGAGGAAAAATGATCAAAATTTCCTGAAAATTTTGGTCGAAAAACGCTGAACATTTTTCGTTTTGGAAAATGGAAGACGGACAATCTCACTGTGAAAACGAGACTGACCATCTCTGCATGACTCCATGAAAGATCCATTCTGTGTCATTTTTGCAACAGAATGAAAGATCTTTCATGTGGTATTTGTGCATCAGTGGTATTCTCCTACCACATCAACTGATATACAACATATCAGTGTTAACGTTAACATGACTGAATTATAGTGACAAGACTGATATATAACATATCACTGTTAACGTTAACATTACAGACAATTCTTCTGTCAGTGGTACTATTTTACCACAAAAGAGGGTCCAACGGCCCCCACCTATCCACAGCCGTAATGGAAGTTGGAAGGCTCTCGTATTAATAAACAGTACACGTCCTATCAATAACCGTAATCTTTTACTGGTTGTTAGACAAAAAATGGAAGACGGACCGTCCAAAAATGGAAGACGGACGATCTCATTCTCCGAAAGAATGACCCTCTTTCTCTCGGTCTGTTGCAGAAATGACACAGTTGCAGATCTGCCACAGTTGCTCAAATACCACATCGTTGCGAAAGAGCCACAGTTGCCGATTCACAACAGTGCTCTTTCTGCCACAGTTGCTCTTTCGCCACATCGTTGCAGAAATGATACTGTGGCCGAAATGCAACTCACACGAGATTGTATACAATCTGGACAAAAGATTTTGGACACATTTTCAACTTATTTTGGACACAATCTTGCATACAATCGATCCAAATGATTTGTGTTGCAGAAATGCCACAGCCCAAGAGTTGACCACTGTTGCAAAAATACAACAATGTTGGATCATATTACATATAGTGTCTGACTAGACTTTGCCTACTAGATGTAGTGTCTAGCCAAAAGATTTTGGACACAGTTTTGCCTTGAATTGGACACAATTTGGACATAATCTTGCATACAATCCTGACCAAAGATTACTGTTGCAGATATACAACATATCAGTCATGTATACAATCCGGACTAAAGATTAGTGTTGCTGATTCGCCACACTCAAACATTTGGAGAGATTGTATACAATCTTCCTTATATATTAGTGTTGTATTTTTGCAACAAAAATGTTTGGGACCGATTGTATACAATCTTCATAAATGTTTAGTGTTGCAAGAAAGACACACTAATATATTAGTCCCGATTGTATACAATCTTCCGTAATCATTTTTGTTGCATAAATACCACACTGATATATAAGGAGAATTGTATACAATCTTCCTTATATATTAGTGTTGCGAATCAGCCACACTCAAACATTTGGAGAGATTGTATACAACCTGGACAAAAGATTTTGGACACATTTTCAACTTATTTTGGACATGATTTGGACACAATTTCCGGATCGCCCAAGGTGGTGCCGATCCGCCGCAGTGCGTCTCTTGGGCAACAGTGGCGAATCTGCCACACCGATAATTTATTTTTCTTTTTTCATGCTGTGGCGAAATTGCCACTTGTCTTTTGCCTCCGGCCGTGGTATCATATTGATAGTGGCAATAAGGCCACTGCAAAGGAGACCAAAATGGACAAGAAACTGGAACAACTTGCAGTTGCAATCATGGTGATGGACTACCTCCGCAATGGCGGTACGATCACCAAGTGTCCGCCGGTACTGGCTTATGGAGCCGAAACTAACCCCATAAGCAAGACCCAGCTAGCAGCAGAACGTCGCAACTGGCAAGCGTAATTCCAAGCCACTGCAACTCTTAGTTGCAGTGGCACTTTGGCCACAATGGAGATTAAAATGACAGTAGAATTCCTTCGTGATGTATGCATCGGTTCTGTAATTTTCGCCATGGGATTTGCAGGCGGCGCGTCACTTGTCTACAGTCTGTTGCATTAATAGCACAGTAGTATGACTCGGCCACAGCAACCCTCGGTTGCTGTGGCTATTCTACCACGAAAAATATATTTTGTTGTTTTTTCTGTCTGTGGCGAAATTGCCACTTGTCTTTTGCCTGAAGCAGTGCTATATTCAATTCATGGTCAGCAAGGGCTGGCCGCAAAGGAGACCAAAATGAATGCAATTCGTAACTGGTGCAAAATGCACACACTGACTGAAGCGCTGCAAGAAATTGCAAATAACAGCAATCTGCAACGCGACCCGGTAGCATATATCTCTGGTTGCAATCTGGGAACTGTACAACTGGCCGAAATCTGGGTCCAAAGCTTAAAAGAAAGTGATTACCAGATTTTAATCCTAGGTGGTACAGATACAGAAGTACTACTATCGGTTGCACCTGAATATGTAGAAAATCTTTTTAAAGAATTCTACGTGTAGCCTCAAGCCTCAGCAACCACAGGTTGCTGAGGCCGTTTTACCACAAGAAATATATTTTGGTGATTGGAAAAAAAGTACTTGTCAATTGCCCTCAACCACGCTATACTCAACTCATGGTTAGCCGCTGGGGCTAACCGCAAAAGGAGACCTAAAATGAATGCAAAAGTCACTAAACCAGAAGTTGCAAAGTCCGCTAAGTCTGTCGCAGTGGTTGCACAGCCCAAGGATGCAGTTAAGCCGAATGCACCTGTTGCAGAAAAAGCACAGTTGCCGGTCGCATCTAATGCAACCGGTTTTCAGGACCAGTCGCCCATCGTTAAACTTGAGCGTGCTGAGCCGGAAGCTGCACAACCCGAAGTAGCAATGCCAAAATGTGTTGCACCTCGGACACAGAAAGGCAAGCCGCAGCCGAAAATGTTGCGTGTAATTGCCAAGAAGCACAACCATCCTGGCACAGCCCTTCGCATCAAGCGCTGGCACCTGTACAAGGAAGGCATGACTCTGCAACACTGCAAGGAGACTGAGGGTCTTGATCACCTGGACGTGCTCTTCTACGCTGAGCACAAGCTGGTGACGCTGCGCGACGCCACTGAGGCCGAATACAAGGCCGCACTGGAAGCGTGGCAAAAGAGCAACGAAGCCAAGAAAACGGCGTAGTTGCAAATCTACAGCACTGTGGCCATCGTGCCACAGTGCTTCTTCTTTAAACCATAGGTTGCAGAAGGACCACCCCACCCCATAGACGGGTAGAGGGAGTTCCCGCCCGGCGCGGGGCTCGTGCTCGCCAACCCCCCATCCAACCCAACTCCTATGGACCAAGAGCCACGATCATGAAACAGCACTGCGAAACCTGCCACTTCTTCACGCTGACCACCGACACCGAAACACTATGCCACAGATT